TTAAACAAATAAGCGCTGCAACATCGCCTTTTTCAAGTTTTGATAGCTCTGTAATTTCTTCTCATGTTGTTCAATTTGCTGATCTAACTTCTGAAAAAACTCCCCAATTTTCTGTTGTTCTTCAACTTGCGGACACATAAAACTCAAACTTTTTATTTGTTCTAAAGATAAATTAGGTTGTGCGCCAATTGTTGGGTTTTGTCGGACATAATCTGCAACTACTCTACCGATTAGAACAGCAATTAGAAATAATCTATCAAAAGCATATTCTCGAATTATAGCTAGTGCCTGATTTGTATTAGCAGGCAATATATTTTTAGTAACTACTGCTATACGCCCTAATGTACCCGCAATAGAAAATAAAATATCATTTTCTTTTAACTGAGAGCGTTTCAAATATCCGAAATGTTCATCTTCTGAAATTTTTACAACGGGAAATATTTTTCCATTATTAATATTTTCAACTTTAATAAAATTAATATTGCCATGTTCTAGCTGAATCTTTGGTGTGGTTCCTTTGGTAATATACTCGGTATGCTCTCCTAATTTTTTCTCCTCCCAATCCCCACTAAACCCATCAAAGCGAATTTGTGGCACTTTCTCGCCTTTTTGTGGAAACATCTTTTGGAGCATTGATTTTTTATAATCTCGAGCCGTATCTAATGCTTTTTGTTGCAATTCGATCACTTGGTCGATTTTTTGGAAGAAATTACCGATTTGGTTTTGTTCTTGAATGGCAATTTTAGGGACACTTACTTCTTTTAAATCACTTGAGAGAATATGTTGAATTGTATTTCCTGTTGTAATCATATGTATTTTTTTTCTACCAACATCTGATAAAAAATAATTCACATATAAATTACTATTACATAAGTCATTAGACTTTGGTGTTGCTACTAAAATCGCATGACAATTTGAGTTTGCATATTGAGGAGTTACTACAGCACATTCCCCTACATGCCCACTTTGCACCATTAACAAATCATTAACTTTTAACATTGTATTAGGCTTACTAGTATGAAATTCATGAGAAATATTTACATAACCATTATTTAATAATTTACCTGATTTAATATTCCTACCTTGCACATAGATTACACCATTATCAACATAATACGGAGTTGCGACTCCTACAAAACCATTCCTTACAGTAGGATACATGTTTTTGAACTTTGTAAATGTCCATTCATCAGAAAAGCCCTTAAAGCGGAGCTTTGGGATATGTGATTCACTTTTAACCATTGTGATCACCTTTAAGCATTTTCTTGAAGGTTTCGAGTTCGGTATTCGCTTCTTCTGTCGTACCCACTAGCTGCCCTAACATCTCAAACAGCTCTTTTTCTGCCGTTGCCAATTCAGAATTAACCGCCAAGAGACTCGCAGAAATATCTGCCAAAGGAATTTCAGGTTCAGGTTCAAAGGTATCTACATACCGCGGAATATTTAAGTTAAACTCATTCTCTTCAATCTCATCAAAACTTGCGACATAGCTATATTTATCAATTGTTTTACGATGAATATAGGTATCCAAAATCTTTTGAATATTCTCCTCAGTCAAAATATTTTGCGTTTTAACTTTTTCAAACTCCTGAGAGGCATCAATGAACAACACATCACGCTTATCATAATCTTTTTTCAACACAATGATCGTTGTCGGAATGGATGTATTAAAGAAAATATTCGCAGGCAAACCAATCACGGCATGAATATGCCCATTTTCTAAGAGGGTTTTACGAATTTTCTCTTCCGTTCCCCCACGGAACAATACGCCATGCGGTAAAACAATCGCCATGGTGCCATTAGATTTTAAGTGATAAAAACCATGCAACAAAAATGCAAAGTCCGCTTTAGACTTCGGTGCTAATACGCCATAAGGGGCAAAGCGCGCATCATCCAAAAAGCCTTTCGCCGCACTCCAATCGGCTGAATAGGGCGGATTCATCAAAACACCATCAAAGTTGGTGGGCTCATCCGTTGGCCAATCTTCATCTAAAGTATCGCCATTATTTAAATACTGATTGGCAATTGGCACGCCATGCAACATCAAATTCATGCGCGCTAGGTTGTAAGTGGAGGTATTGATCTCTTGCCCAAAATATTGAACCGTATTCGGCTCTTGGGTCTCTTTTTTAATGTTCAGCATCAATGAGCCTGAACCCATGGTCGGATCATACACGCTGAATCCTTTTTGATGCGTTTTGCCATGAATCACAATTTTAGTCATCAATTCAGCCACAGGTTGCGGTGTATAAAACTCCCCTGCCTTTTTACCAGAATCAGAAGCAAACTGCCCAATCATATATTCATAAGCATCGCCTAAAATATCGCCCGAATGCCCTGCAAAATCGATCTCCGCCAATTCTTTCATAATGCCTGAAATGGTTTCATTTTGCTTTTGTGGCGTTGAGCCAAGCTTACGAGAATACAGATCAATGTCTTGGAACAAATTGGCAAAAGCATCGGATGATTGCTCTATGTTGCGAAAGCCTTGCTGTAAGCTTTCTAACTGGAATGATTGACTGAACACTGCATTGATCAAATGAGTGAATGTATATTCTGGCTCGATCACATAGGAAAACTCTTCCTTCAATGCATCTTTTAAATCTTCATGGAGGTCGGGATCATGATAAGCATTGGCATAAATCACCTGTGCTTCCTTCAATGTTTCAGCCTTTTCTTCTAACTGGTCTACGGCATAATGAAGCATCTTATCGGATAAATATTTATAGAAAATCATCCCTAAAAGATAGTTTTTATATTCGTTCGCATCCATCTTTGAGCGCAGAATATCTGCCGAAGCCCACAATGCGCTGTATAAAGTTTTCGAATTTTGCTCTGACATAATGTGATCCATTTATTGTATGCATTAATATGGGACAGAAAATAAAAAAGCCACTTCAAGTTATTGAAATGGCTAATCTTTTTACGACATATTTGGTGGAGGCGGCGGGAAGATCTTTACTACTATTCGTTTTACAACATTCTTATATGTCCGATTCTTGCTAAACTTATTAAGACAAAGCGTAAGAGTGTAAAACATTAGGAGTGAACAAAATGGGGACAATTAGAAAACGCGGAAATTCATATCAAGCTCGCATTAAAATCACTAAAAACTATGTGCAGCATAATGAATCAAAAAGCTTTTCTTCTAAACTAGATGCGCTCATGTGGATGGAAACACGTGAACGTGAAATCAAAACAGGCGCAGAGAAAGATTATGATGAAGGCAAAACTTTGGGTGATGCAATGTTACGCTATGCCCAAGAGGTCACACCCACCAAAAAAGGCGCTCGTAATGAAAAGCATCGCATTAATGCATTTATGAATCAAGATTATTTTCCAAAAGATGTGCCTTTGATGAAGCTAAAAGCCCGCATGATTGCAGAGTGGCGTGACCAGCGCCCTATTGCCAATTCATCTAAGAATCGTGAATTATCTTTAGTGCGTGCAGTTGTGGAAATGGCTCGTCGTGAATGGAACTGGACAAATCACAATCCTTTGACTGATCTGCGTGCATTGAAAGAACCGCCACATCGTAACCGCAGAATCTCTGAAGAAGAAATAGCCCAACTCATGGAATGGTTTCAATTTAAAGACACACAACCCACGTTACAAAAACAGGTTGTCGGGCTGATTTTCTTATTGGCTATTGAAACAGGCATGCGCCAAAGTGAAATTACGTATCTAGATTGGAAACAAATCAAACTGAGTGATAAATACCTAACGCTTTTTGGCACTAAAAATGATGATAATCGTGATGTCCCGCTCTCTTCTCGTGCCATTGAGCTATTAAGATTATTAGGTCCTAAAATGAGTGGACCATTATTTAATATCAGCTCGGACAGTGTGAGCCAAACATTTAGAAAAGCAACCCGCGCTTTGGGGATTGAGGATTTAACTTTCCATGATTCACGCCATGAGGCATGTACTCGTTTGGCAAGAAAATTAGGTGTGTTAGACTTAGCAAAAATGATTGGTCATCGTGATACACGTTCATTGATGATTTACTACAACCCAACAGCAACCGAGATTGCAAATAGATTAGGATAATAAATGTCTTGTGATAGCAAAAACTGCCCAGTTAAAAACAATGGTTACTGTATCTATAATACATGTTCAAAAATTTTTAATGGCATGAAAAAAACTGTGGCTTTTTTTAAAACAATATTTAAATGGGCATACCCTTTCATAAACGAATCCATAAACTCAACAAAAAGAGTAATAATATGGATGATGCCTTTTTTGTTGGGATATTTTTATATAGCATATGTTTATTACACCATTGAATATCCTTTGGATTATTTTTTAAAAACAGACATTACTTCAATATCATCATCGACAATCTTCAGTACATTCTTCGCAGGTACTTTAGCTTATTATGGTGTAATGTACACCTTAACTTATAGAGTAAAAGTTGAAGTTTTATCTAAAAACAGACAGGAATGGATTAATAAGGTAAGAGATATATTTACGACATATTTGTATAACTGTTCTTCAATTCATAGAAATATTACAAACAAATCATCAAAAGATGATGTACAAAATATTGATAATCAAATATCTCAACTATATCAATCATCGATACTCTATTTAAATCATAAAGAAAAAATAAATTTAGATATCTTATCCATTATGAAAATGATGAGAGATAGATCTATGATGAGAAACCATGTTTTAGATACACAACATGTATTAAATGGTATTCCAAATGGATATTCTTATCAGATAGGAAACCAATTATATTTAAATAACTTTGATAATGACTCAATCGAGAAATTATTAAAAATTCCGCTGCCAACTGAATATAAATTGAGATGTATTAATTTGTATCCTATTTTACAATCAGACTGTGACGAATTTATCAAAAATGCCACCTCAATTGCTAAAAAATATAACATAGATATTAATACTTCGATAACTTTAGATGAATTACTAGAAAAAATATTTATTCGTTTAACTAGTAAAGTTTTAAAAGAAGAATGGGAACGAGTTAAAAAGGCTAAATAATGGCAAATATAAATATCTTAGTTAAAAAAATGGATGAAAAAAATATCAAATCAGTGCTTTTTAATTTCATTTTCTCAGGACTTAAAATACGTGGAATTTTCTATTCTGAATGTAGATCTATGACTCTTGGAATAGAAGAACAAAATTTGGGCTGGCAACCAGAGATTGCAGCCAATGGTCATATTAATCAGAAAATACCAGAAGATATTTTTTTCAAAAATATCAACCTCTTCAAGCAAGAAGATAAACCAATTACAACAAAACATTTATTTATCGCATTGGGTAATGCAATAGACAATTTAAAAGTTCTGAATCCACCTAATCAAAAAGATGCCTTTCATTTGCTAGGAATGTGTATTACCAATGATAAAAAATATGACAATGAAGGTAGTAAGCCATATTTTTGGCATTGGAAAAGAGTAAAACCCAGTACTCAAAACCTTGAAAAAATAGCACGATACTTTGGTAGTGATATCAAAAATTCATGTATAAAACTTGGAAAAACAGCCGTATGGTCAAATATGCCACAAAAGGACTCATTTTGTTTTTCAAATAAAAATACAGCTGAAGAATTACTTAATCAGTAATTACTAATCTCAAACTAGATCTAACTAAAATTACAATGGAATTGAATGACATGAAAGTTTATAAATACCAAGGCATTGAAAAATATCATTTTAAAACATTATCTAGAAATGAAATATATGTACCTACTCTAAATCAGTTAAATGACTCAAGAGAGGGAGCTATAGATATAAATGCGCTCAAATTAGATATTAACAATGAAGTTCGCAAAACAATGATACAACTTAATCCTGAGTTAAAAATCCTTTATGAATTAGCAGAAAAAACACTGAATACTCCTTCGGTTTTTATGAAAGACATACAAGAAAGAAATAAATGTAAATTAATAATCCAACAGGTAGATGAGCTATTATTTAATCAACTTAAAAGCCAAATAGATATAGTTATAGAAAACTCAGGTATTTATTCTTTAACCAATACAGCTTCAAATGAATTAATGTGGGCACATTACGCTAATGGGTCTCAAGGATTTGTAATAGAATATGATTCAGAAATCCTCGCACCAAATAAAAAACTAGAAGAGGTAGAATATACAACAGAAACAAAGAAAATTTACTTCAATGACTTTATCAAAAAAGAAGAAGAATTAATCTTTACAGATACTCAAGTTCTAACCAATCATCTGCTAGCAAAATATGAAAAATTCCTAACTCAAATATTAACAAGAAAATCATCATCATGGTCTTATGAAAATGAGATACGATTAATTTTTAGAAGTGGAGAATTAAATAATCGTTTTTTTTCATATAACCAATCCGCTGTAACTGCAATTTATTTTGGATCAAAGATGAATAAACATCATAAAAGATACCTACGCTGTATATTTAAAGATACTCACGTTAAGTTTTATCAAATTAAAGATGATTCACATAACTTTCAACTTGAAATGATAGAAGTTCAATAACACCTACATCACATACATCAACTCCGTGTATTTCCTGCCCTCACCAGATGAAGCCTGATAAGCCATTCGTTTGGTGATGGGCACATCAAAGGCTTCTAATAAATCATCCGTTTCAGATTTAGTGCTAGAAAATAAAATAGCATTCTGCCCTTTAAGGGCTTTGATTAAGGCAATTGCATCACGGAGTTTGAAGTTATCATCATTTTTATCAGGAATATAACCTTGCTGATTCGTCATAATATATGGCGGATCCGCAATAAAAATCACGTTCTCTTTATGCTGATACTTAGCCAATAACGCTCTAAAATCCTTCTGAACACGAATCACACCTTTTAAATAATCATCACAAGATAGTGGATTTTTAGTCACTCGAAAATACCAATTCTTTTTGGCAATTTCATCCAAGGAATGACAATAATTACCGCTGAATAATACCCAACTAGAAATCGTCAAATAATCAGTACAACCTGATGCTTTAATGATGGATAATATTTTATTTTTGGTCTCATGATCAATGCGTGCAGCTTTTTCTAAACCCATACCAAAATCGAGTAAATTCTGACGCAAGCTTTCTGTTTTTTCTAATTGATCTAAACGAGATTGATAATCATCAAAATCATTCCATACAACCGTTGCAGTTGGGTGATTACGCTTAATCTCATGAGATAAAATCCCACTACCACCAAATAGATCCACAACGGTTTTATTGTCGAAATCCATTTCATAAATGTTTCGTAACCAATTTCTCTTTTGGCCTAAGAATGGTAATGGGGCTTTATGATATTTGCGCATGGGCATCTCCAAATTAAAGATGCTCATGGCATGCATAGTTAGACGCTCTTAGCGCTCAGGATCCTTTTTAAGTGAATTTAAGGTTTTACACCTTGGACACTTAATTACAATAAGCCGATATATTGCCTCACAAAGCTTGCGGTTGCAATGTGTACAACGTATTTCTTCCGTATTATTGCGGATATATTCCTTTTTCATAACTACCTTTGTTACAATTATTGCTCCTGGCCAGGAGCGGTCTTGCGTGTATGCGCAATGGGATAACTGGTTATGCAGTTAGCTATCTAGATCAGTGTTTGTGCGCTGATCTAGATGCCGTCTTTATCTCACGTCTTTATTTATCCTCTAACATCTGAATCAACACCCCCTTGTTATAAGCATCCATCAAGCCATTACGTGTGAATTGCTCAATGTGCTGCATCCCGACTAAACTAATTTTTGAGATGTTATAAAGCCACTGCCCATCAAAACTCTTTGTATTGTGGCGGCTCAACATATAGCCATGCTCATTTAATAACTTCTTAACTGGATTGTTGATGATGTAAGAGGTTTTGTCGCGTTTATCTATCATGCTCATTGTAATTCCCTACCCAATTCTAAATGTTGTTTAACGGCTTCTAAGTGTGCCAATTCAAAAGATTGTGCAGCGATGACATATTCATAGCCGCCCAATTTAATCGTGAAGTTCTGCATTAATTTCCCTTCATTGCTGCTTTAAGTTTATGAATACGCCTTTTTGCATCATTGATTTCATCAATGATCAATTTGTATTCCCTCTTCTGGATCTTGCGCCGATCAAACAATTGCATTCTTTGCTTTTGTAGATATGCCAAAACGCGTTCAATGCCAGCAATACGCTCGTTGATGATCTGATTGTCCATTAATATTTCTCCTTTCGACTATCAATAAACGCCAAAATATCGGAGCGCTTGTAACGCGGCTGCGCATATTTCATCAGCTTAATGGGCGCTGGGAAATCAGGCTGTTTGACAACTCGTTGCTTCACATGCCCAACAGACAATTGGAACATCTCTGCAATATCTTTAATCGTTAATAATTGATCGTCTTTTTTCATTTCTTCACTCATGTTTCACCTACCTATTTACCTTTATGAAAAATATAACAACGCAATGAGCCAAAACCCTTCCCTGCTCTGGTTGTGTACTCATCATCGTTGTACTTAGAATTCACAACTTTATTGTGCTCAATGTATTTGTGCCTGCTTGTGTGTGGCAGCATCTTTTTGACTGTTTTAATGTCATCAAGCTGCTGGCGCATCTCTGCGGCCAATCCATAAAACTGATTTAAGTTGATGGCGATATACTCATCATTTCTGGAATGATTAACCGCAAAACCTTCATTATTGAGATACTCATACACCTCCCAAAACTGTTCTAAAATTGGATGATCTTGTTTAAGTTCAATATCGCGTTCAATTGCAATGCGGCAAATGTACTCTTCAGTTGCACGCAACGTGTGCTCAGGAATGGGCATTAAAAACTTCAAAGCCTGCAACAATGAGAGCATCAAGCCATGCGTCAAGCCAATGCGCGTTGTTTGCACCTCTTCCAATGCCATAATGCGTGCTCTGTTTTGTTCAAAAACTGAGTGAACACACTTTAAGATGGCATCTTCATTTTTAAGTGCTTCCACCAAAAAGCCTGACAATTCATCCATTGACATTTGTTCTAATCGACGGGCTTTAATGCGTGACTCAGAGGTGTGATTGCTCGTATCAAAATGCACATAAACAAGGCGGGACAACAACGCAATTAAGTTATCGCGTGAACCTGCGGTAATGGCTCGCTCATTTTGGGATAAAATCAATGAACCTCTGAATTTAGGGCTGTTGGTGTTATTGCCATTATTCTTTTGGCCCGTTGTTCTCAAGTAGCCGCCATTGTATAAGGACTTGAGATCCTCTAAGTTAAAGCCTTCACACTCAATCATCACCGTTGGCAAGTTGGCCACTTGTGATAATGTTCTGAAATAACCCACTTTAGAGCCGTTATTGGGATTGACCCCTTCATAATCACCACCACGCCCAGAGAGTTTCCACATGAATTGCAAAATGGTGGACTTACCCGCACCCGCTTCACCTGTGAGTTCCAAAAATGGAAAGCCTTTATAAACATCACGCAATTGTTCTACGAATAATGAGCCGAGCCAAAACGCTAAAACCGTCAATCCTTTTTGGCCAAAAACATCAATGAAATCTTGGTGCCATGTATTTTGGTAGTCCATGCTTGGATCAAACTCAGGCATTGAAAAAGTTGTCTTAATGTTTTGGTTCCCTGGCAACTCAAAATACTCTTCCTTATTGAGCTTATAGACACGGCCATTTTTAACGGCAAACTCAGGGAAAATATATGCACCCAACTCTTTGGCATACCCTAAAAATGGCACCGTGCTAATGTCTTTGATGTCACTCGTTTTCACACGATAGATTTGATCTAAATGCTTTGTTTCACCTGTAAATGTCGCACCTGACACCGTATTCATCACACGTGCCTTGAACTCGCCCGCGCTGGACAATTGCTTCGGTGAAAAAGCATCTTTATTACGCTTATTCTTCATGACCACTTCAAGAAAGTAGAATAACTCATTGGTATCCAACTCTTTTTGTGCGTACAGAATATTCGTAACACAATTGGCGATCTCAGTGATGGTACAAGACGATTTAAATGCCGTTTCCTCGTCCTCATCGTTTTTATTGATGGCTTCAAGCATCGCCTTCACATCCACTTTGACCCAATACGTATTGAAATTGAACTCAAGGAAAAACTGCTGCTTTTCATAGCGCTGATACATCAAATATGCTTTGCGCATCGGTGATCTTGCGGATAACACTGCGCCATGGTGAAGATAGGTTTCAATATCTTCATCATCTAATTGCTCTTTGATGTGCTTATCGTTCCAATCATCGCCATCATTGGTAATGGCCAAACGGATGTCAGAAAAGAATCCTATTTTTTCACATAGCTTTAACCACTTAATGGCGGACTGTTTGCCTTTCTCGTCTGAATCTAAGGCAATCACAATATTTAAGCGCGGATTCTTTTGGTAGATCTGCGTTAAAGTGTGTTCAGGAAAGTTATTGGCACTCATGGCACTGATGGCATGAATATTGTGATGTCTTAATGCAATGGCATCAAAGATCCCTTCAACCACCCATAATTCATTAATTTTGGTCACATCAAGATCATTAAAATGCCAAGCCAATCCTTTGTATGAATAGCCTTTTTTGAAGTGGGCTTTTTGCTCAAACTTTTCCAAGTTTTCAATCAGACGTTCCCAATAACCATCCCCTGGCATTGGAAAACGCACCGTTGGTGTGGAAACTTTTGTGCTATAATCAAAAAACGTTTCTTGCGTGAATTGGTCACACAATGTGGTGTTAAAGCCCCTTGCTTCCCTCAAGTATGCTTTAGCAATTGCGCGGCCATCTTCTGCCATTTCATGGGCATAGCGTTTAGAAAAGTTTTCAAAGATGTCTGGATAACGATCACGTGCGGAGATCTCATAACCGCACGTGGTACTATCACATTGGATCTTCCACGGATCATCACCAAATATCCATAATTTCTTTTTCTGACAGCTTGGACAAATGCCATTTTTATAGCGTTTGCCATTGCCTTGAGGCTTTGCCCCTGTTTCTGCGATGAAGCGGCGCACCACTTCATCTCTCTGACTGCGTTCCATTTTCATTACATTTCACTCGTCATATAATTCACAAACTGTGTGTAGCCACATCCGCGGTTCACCTCTTTGCCTTGTTTGAACACAACAAAAGAAGGTGCAACCTTGATATTGAAGCGGTGCATCATGTTCTTCCCAACGCTGTTTGGGCTGATGTCTACATTGACGCATGCAATGTGTAAATGACGTTTGCTGAACTCATCGAGCATGTGCAGCATTTTCTTAGAAGATGTGCAGTGGCTACGCGTGAATAAAATAATGGTGGGCTCGTTATCTGTGATGTTTTTGAGCGTTAAACCATTGGTAATATTGATCACATAACTAGTCATGATTCACCCCCTGAGATGCACCTTTCTTAATGGATTTCATCAATTCATGGATTGAAATGGCAGACTTCAACAAATGAATGGTGAATGCTTGATCCGCCACTTCATCTGCTGCTAAGTAATATTGATGACGCACAGACTCAAGCACACTTAACAATGCAGAACTTGTCATTTGTGATGCTTGTTGGGCCAACTTCTGTACATCATTTGAATGGTTGATAAACATGGATGTTAAAGCTATGCCGCGCACTGCTTTCGCTACGCGTTTAAAATCCAAGTGTGCTGCCTCTAAACATTGAGATACATTTTTAATGGGTAAAAAAGTGCCCTGACTAACTAAAGCCATAATTTTTTCTCCTTAAGTTTTAATTAATTAGATTTCGTTTTAATGATCCAGCGATCAACCGTTTCATAGGTCACAAACGTGGATGAGCAATGCAGATTTGTACACTGATAATACTTCTCCCTCGTTTGTGTCGTGATCACTTTAGTGGTGACAATCTTGGCTCTGCTACCACACTGTGGACATTTATACGAATTAGCGGTTCCTGATCTATTCACATACTCTCCAAATGTGTTATTTGCAGCTGTACTCTTCAATTGCTTTTTTTAATAAAGCATGAGCCACAGTCGCAACTGGACGCTTCTCTCTATTTGCAATGTTTCTGAGCTGATTTAACTCAGATTTCGTGATGGATACACGAACTTGCTCACTCCTTTGCTCGCTTGTAAAAAGCTTATTTTTCATTGATAATATCCTTAATGACTTAACAAATGACTTAATTATAGTTACTTCAAATGACCGTATTTGGCATATTACCCATCAATTGGGTGAATGTCAATAAATCAATCTATCGTTTGAATTAATCTATAGAGGAAACACTCATATGATAGAAATCGGACGTAGACTTAAAGAAGTTAGGGACAACTTAAAAATGACCCAAAAAGAATTTGGAGAAATTGCAGGTGTCGGTGGCAATGCCCAAATGAATTATGAAAAAGGGACGCGTAAACCTGATGCCGAATATTTTGCAAATATCACAAAAATTGGCTGTGATATCCAATACATTATTACGGGCATACCATCTAATAGCTCACAGCCCAAAATTTATGACAACGCTGGTCATTTAGTTGATTTGGAAGAATTCTGTTTTGTGCCTCGTTATAAAGTGTTTGCGGCGGCAGGTCATGGATCAGCCATTAATGAAGAAACCTATGAGTTCTCATTGGCATATCGTAAGTATTGGGTTAAAAAATATTTAGAGGTCAATCCCAAAGATTTAATTGCCATCACTGCCCGTGGTGACTCTATGATTGGCGTCATCAATGATAAGGATGTCATGCTCATTGATACCGCCAATAAACTCTTTAATGATGGGATTTATGTGCTCAGAATCGATGGTGACTTGATCGTTAAAAGCGTGCAAAAGCTACCCAATAAAATCATTGAAATTTCTAGCACTAACCCACTTTATAAACCGTTCACGATTGATATGAAGAACCCACCGAATGACTTTGACATCATCGGATGCGTTGTGCATGTTGAGCCTGTGACATTGTTTAGAAATCGGCGTGTAAGGGATTAGAAAAAACCAAAGGAGGATGCATGAAAAAATGTGCGCTGTTAATATTATTAAGTTTATCTCTTCTACCACTTTCATATGCTAGAAACATGCCATGTAGCAAAGGCGCTGGCGGTATTAAAGCATGCACCACAGATGGCAGATTTATATGTAATGATGGAAGAATCAGCAAATCAAAGAAGCGTTGTCACGTACAAACAGATAAGCCCAAAGCAGATAAACAAAAATCTACTAATGGTAAAAACAACATTAATAAAACTCATTAATCCAAGTTGAAAAATAGATGAGAGAAGGCTAATGGAAAAAATACATAAACAAAAAGAATTTAAATCATTGAATAATGCATTGTTACAAGATGAAGTGATTCATGATTATGTGGTCGCAAACATTAAAAACGCTAGATTTCTAGTTGTGGCTACCGATAAACGAGTCATTTTTGTTCAAAAGAAATTAATGAGTGAAAGTATTGAAGCTATTAACTTAGATGACATTGCACTATCACCCTTCAAATCAGGATTTTTAGGTACATCATTCGGGATTAATCACCATGTACTCAAAATTCAAGATAAGAAAAAAGCACAAAGCTTTTATAACTTATTAAGCCCACATTCTGGCCAATCGAACGTAGCAACTACACAACATAAGAAAAAAAATAATACAGTTGGATTCATTGCTTTTATTATTCTTTTGGGAGGCATTGTTGCGGCTTTAAATTCAAATGATGAAGAATCAACACCCATAAAAACAAATTCAAAAGTGAATGATGTGATTATTGTTGATCACACCAAATATAATGAAGCATTAGCCAATAAAGATCCGATCATTATTGATATTGAAAATGCCGTAAATAATGACGAGATTACATCTGCAACAGTTTTAAGAGATGCCCAACTTAATACTGATGCAAAAAAAGCTGATAGTAAAATCGCAATGATCTATTTGCGCTGGGATAGAAAAAATCCCACTGATCAAACGCGTAAAATGCTGTCTATGCAATCAGCACGCTTGGCGAATGAGATTGGCAAGCATAAAAATGTGAGTGAAATAGTTGTGTTTTGGGAGGTTCCATATCATTTAGAAAATCAGAATATTGCTAAATTCAATTATTCTAAAAAAAATGATAAATGGATTGTTAATTCAGAATGGTTTGCGCCAGTGATTAGGTAATATGAAATGTCGTTAATAGATTTAGATGAATTATTATTAAAATGTCGAGATAAGTCCGCTCGAGAATATATAAATGATGCAATAAAATGTTATAAAGCAGGAGCATATAGAGCATCTATCGTATCAACTTGGTTAGCTGTAATGTACGATATTATTAATAAACTACAAGAGTTATCATTAAGTAATGATGCTGCAGCAAGAGTTAAATACGAAGAATATCAAAAATCTGCTAGTAAAGCTGAGCTTAGCGAGTTACTGAAATTTGAACGAACTATTTTAAAATATTGTTTAAATGATTTAAATATTATTTCACATATAGAATTCAATAACTTGGAGCGAATAAGAGAAGATAGGAATAAATGCGCTCATCCATCAGTATCTGCTGATAATGAAATTTTTCAGCCAACACCTGAGCTAGCTAGGCAGCATATAAGAATAGCCGTAGAATCATTACTAGCCCATCCACCTGCTCAGGGAACAAAAGCATTAGAATCATTAATTAAAATAATTCAATCAGAATATTTTCCTAAGGATTTAGAACAGATCACACAAACACTTCAAGCTAGTCCATTGCACAATGCCCGAACATCTTTAGTACGAAATTTTGTCATCATTTGTTTAAAAGAAATGTTTAATCAATCTATGCAATCTGATATAGAAAAATATTACAACATTCTTAAAGTAACAAATAATATGTATCCTGACATTTATGTAGAAACTCTCAATACTAAGATATCTAATATTATTAGATCTTTAGATGATCAATGCTTATCTACCGTATTAAAAGTTATCATTCAATATATTCCTGATTTATACTCATACTTGGAGACCGATATACAAATAAAACTTATTGAATACATCAAACAAGAACTATTTAGCAATTCTTTTGGGCACTTACCAGAGACTGTAAAAATACTAGAACATAAAGATTTTGCTCCAACAGTACAATCCATAATAGATAATTTATCTAGTCAAAAAATTGCTAATATATCTTGGCTTGGGGAGCCAGAGCCTTTTATGTATGACGTAATCATCAAAAGATATTGTGAGTCTAAATCTTTTAGCGAAGCAAATGAATTAGGAAAAATACTTAAAACAACTATCAAAAATCTAACTATAGAACAACTATCATTGATTAATAAAGCAGCTCAAGAAAACTCTCAAATATCTGGTAGTACTCAATGGGAACAATATATTAAAGAGCAGATCGCTGATGCACTTCTACCTCAACCTGAGTCGTCAAACCACTCTGATCAAGGTTATGAGTCACACGAGTAGCAATCCAATTTTGTGAATCAATCTCCGCCTTAAAGCCCAGTACTTTCACTGGGCTTTCTGCTATGAGCTCAGGGCGACCCATCGCCAGCGTAAACGAAAATGATGCAGCTGCACGTTGTACCCGTTTCAATTCATTCTCTGCCGCTGCCCTTGCCTCACCTTCCGTTTTGTAAATGCGGCGCAGCATCTTTGTGCGCTCATCATCGCCCACCAAAACCTCTTTACGCAAGCCGTTCTTCGTGGTTGTGTATTTCGCTTTAATGCCTGTATAAGCATCACGATCATTCACAGAATAACTGTGATTATCCCCTTGATTACGGGTAATGATGATTGTGGGCAACTCTTGGCCGCTAGCTGTTTTGCTTTCCCCACGCTTCAAAAATAGGATGGTCCCCTTTTTCACCGTGGCCACAGCATCAAACTCTTCAGCCAAACGCGTTAAAAAGTTGGCATCACTCTCATTGCGCTGCTGACGATCCTGCACTTTAATGTTGGCCAATGCCTCAGCCACACGGGATTCTAATTTGTGCTCCCCTGCAATCGCTTCCACAATCTCTTTGATGGTCTTTTGATGATATGCCTTATTCTTCTGCTCCAACAGCTTCTTTCTAAAGTCCGCAGAATTGGCGGAAATGGTGATCACATCAGGTGCGCCTGTATGTGAAACTGCATCCACCACAAAATCCCCACGATCAATCAATGCACCAAAGCCAATCTTCACATTGATCTTAACGCCACGCTTTGGCAACGCCATGAGACCATCGCTATCATCAATCACGAGCGTCAATGTATCAGCATCAAAGCCACGATTATCAACCAAATTGAGGGATAATAAGCGCGAATTAATGCGGCTGGTAATGTTCTTTCCATCAACAGTAATGGCATATTGTGGCGCGGAAATACCATTAAAAATAGACATCATAATAACGATCCAATCTGACTTGTCAGCACACCCAATGCACCTAGTAGATCATCCCCTTCCCGTTTGAACTCAAGGGTAAAATCCACAATATGCGGTGCGCCTGTGTGCTCAAACTGACGGGCAATTTCATCAGCATTCATACAAATATAATTGCCATGAATTCTGCCCGTTCTTTCAATCAAAGGAAATGCCTGCCCGCTGCTTGCCTGTAACCGCAAAATTTCCAACACATTGCGCCCACCTGTCAGCATGGGCAAAAGCTTGCCCGACAACACCACCATTTCATCACCAGGCCCCAAAAACTGATGGGCATCACGCGTGCCCACTCGTGAATTACTTGCATATTTATAACCCGTTTTCTTTGTAAACTGCTCATATGGCAATGACTCCAAAGCAAAGGGGAAAAAGCCCCAAACCATTTGAACTTTCATTACGTCACATCTCCTAAAAATGCACTGTTTTTATTGGTAACGCTGGCAATGCCACGCTTAACCGATTCAGCAATGGCGGATGCATCTCCGCTTGGCGCTGTAATGTTAATTTTGAATGTGTTGGTTTGTGTACGATTGCCAGTCCCATTGATGCGGTTTTGCAATATGCGTTGATAGTCTTCTTGACGAGCTGCATCATTTAAAGGCGCATTGCCGCCTATTGCTTTCAATTGTACTTCTGGACTTAAAGTCCCAAACTCGCCATAGGTCAAACCTGTTTTATTTTCAATGTCTAATTTGTCATACATAGCCGTGTCTTTTTTCCCGACAATCGCATAATAAGCATCAAAAAACGGCTGCAATATTTTCATGACTCTATCAATGGCTGGCTGTGCCCACTTGACCATGTCATCCCAAAATTCCGCCACAGAGGACTTCAATACCGCAAATGAGGAATCCCAATCCCTAAAGGCATTCACGACAAAAGCGACCCCTGCGCCCATGAATTCCCCAAGTTTTCTAAATGCAGTGCCAATCCCCAAAATAGTATTAGCGCCAATATCAAAGACAAATTGTAACTTAGAGCCAATGATGGGGATTCTGCCAATCCAGCTCCCTAACCAGTCATATACATTCCGCAGATCTTTCCCTATTTGAAAAACACCATCTGTGAAAAACCAAACTAAGCTGTCCCAATTTTTATACACGCCATACATGACCAAGCCAATGCCAGCAATGGCTGCCACAATGGGATTGCCAAGCACAGCAAACTGAAATGCACCCCATGCCAATTTAGCCAAACCTAATGAAGCTGTAATGCCCATCACACCTGCCGCGATGTAACTAAAATTACTAATAATCTCAGGATTACTTTTGGCAAAATCCCCAATATTAACCATGATTTTAGTGAGCCATTTAAACGTATTACGCAGCCCTTTATTGTTCACCTCAAAGATAGAGATCTTAAAATCCGTCCATGCTGAATTTAATTGCTGCATATCGCCTGATAAGTTATCCGCCATGACTTTGGCCAATTGCTTACTTTCACCATGATTGTTCTTCAGCTCATCAATGATGCGATTTAAATCTTCTAAGTTACCCTTCTCAATCAATGCGGAAAAAGCCGCAGCAGCTTCCTCACCTGCAATACTTTTTAAAATCCCCATGCGTTGTGCATTACCCATTTTGGCTGTTTTCTGTAATACCTCTCTCAATAGATCAACTGGCGTTCTAAGGTTGCCCTTTTTATCATTCGTTTTAATACCAAGTTTAGCCAACTCTTTCTTTGCCATGCTCGGTCCTGCTGCTAAACGACTGAAGATCGCACGCATGGCTGTACCTGATTGACTGCCTTGAATACCAATATTCCCCAACACACCAGCAATGGCAGAGGTTTCCTCTAAGCTCACGCCCAATCCTTTGGCAATCGGTCCCACATATTTCATGGTTTCACCAAGCATCTCAAGATCTGTATTTGTGCGTGTAAATGTCCCTACTAAAATGTCACCCACACGATCCATTTCATCCGCGGATAAACCAAAAGCAGATAGGATATTTGATCCAATGTCCGCCGCCCTTGAGATGTCCACATCACCAGCTTTAGCCAAATCCAATGTACCTGCCATTGATTTGATGATCTCTTCAGGTTTAAAGCCTGCCATCGCATAAAATGCTTGGCCTTGAGCAACTTGTGTAGGATCCGCCCAAGTTGAAGCCCCCAATTCTTTAGCATTTGCCCGCAATGCGGCCAACATCGGATCATCTTTTTGTAAACGTGTTAAAGCCTGAACTCTACCCATTGTCGTATCAAAGTTCATGCCATCATCCATAAAACGCGATACGCCATAACCCATTGCCGTGGCAGCTGCAATGTGCATACCGCCCGCCCCCATCATTTGTTTTCCCTGACTACGATGAGCTTGCATTTTATAGAGATCTTTTAAGCGCTGCTTTTGCCGTGCAATCATTCGATTGGTGCGCTCTAACTCTTTTTGATCTCGCTGTTGTTGTCTACTCAATGGACCTGTTGCTGGAATACCATCATTCAATGATTTAATACGCTTCTTATAGTCACTGATGTTTCTTTTCGTTTTACTAATTGAACCATCAATACCACCCAAAACTGAAGTTACACGGTCAAATGCCTGTAAAATCACTTCCATTTTTAACTCAGCCACCACGTGCCTCCTTTAGCTCTTCTTGGTATGTTTTGGCATCCTCATACCAACCATTTAATTCAGATATTTCCATGTTGCACATATCGCCATAAGTGATGAACGGGAACGACAGCCCGATCACCACCATTTTTGACTTTATGCCTCCATCTGTTCCTCTTCCTCCGCCCAATCGAGCGGATCCACCAAAAAAGCTGTGACCACTAATGCAAACTTACTAATGTCTTTAACGCTCATCTTTTTAATGACCGTCTGTGATAGACGTGGCTCCGTGATTTTGGGTAGCAACTCAATCAATGGATCTGTGTGGCCAAACTGCAATGCGTGCAATGACAATCCTTTGAGGGCAATCACATTCGGTTCACGCACCACAATTTCTGTATATTCAGTTTCGCCCACCATTACAGGCTTGCTTAATCTCACTGTTTTTTGTTCGCTCATTTTTATTGTCTCCCTAAGTGACGACGGCGCTCTGCCAATTGATCTTTACCATTGATGCGGCGAATCATGTTCATGGGATCTTCAAAGTAAATCTCTTTGCCATCCACGAAATACTGAACACGTGCAACCGCCAATGTCACATCATTTGTACTCAATTCATTGAGTGATAAATCACCTGCATCTGCTTCTTGAATTTGTCCCCAAAAATAGGCTTTAAATGCTCGTTCTGTACAACTGTCCCCTTCCCCTAATGAACCCAAAATCATGATGGGCACACCATCCACAGAACAATTGCTATTGACCAGCAAATCAAAATCCAACCCTTTGGTTGAAAAGCTCATTTCCCAATCAGCGTCATAACCCACAGCCACTTTAAGTGGGCGTGATAAACCACCTGCATTCAACTCTTCTAATTTTGGTGAGTTCTTCGGCAACTTAATTTTTTCACAGGTGCCAGCATAGTTGTTGTCACCCACATATAAATCAAACGCACGTAAAATGCGTGGCAATACAATGCTCATGATTAACCTCCTACAGCATTTTTAATGAATTTATCGGATAAGCGCACCGTTAATCCTGGGGACTCAATCGGTGGCACTGCTGTCAATTCAAGTAACCAATCAGGACGGCCACTCATCAATGCATCATCACCATTTAATTCAGGATGTAGAATAATCTCACCACCTAAAATACGGCCTGCACGCTGCCAATCATATAAAATGGCATCACCGCGTTGTTTGAACTGATCCAAACGCGCAGGATTCATCGGTTGATCTTGCGTCATGTTTTTGAGTAAATTTGCCAAAGTAATGGCAGCCACTTGGCTTGAGCGTGCAAAGACTTCAAAGTACATGGATGAATCAGGTCCCGCGGTGGTGCGGTTGCCCCAAGTGCGGTAGCCATCATCTAACACAAAGCAAGAAATGCCCGCTTCATTCAGTGTGTTTGCACCTGTGCCATAGCCATTGATGCCGCTATATGTCACCTCTTTGGTTAAACCCGTCACACCTTTGAGCACCTTATTTGAAATGGAATAATGCCAGCCTTTTTCCTGATCTAAGCGGGCGCGTAAACCTGCCAATGCTGGTCCCGCATAATGCTCAACTTCTGCGGCCAATTGTGGATTAAACTTGATGATGTCACCATAAAAGAACATGCCATAGTTATTGGCAAACTTCTTACGGTAGACCAAAGCATCTGCGATATTTTCACAATGGCTCATGCTCATATACGCAAAACCATATTGACGTTCTGCATGCTCAACCAATGCTTTGGCCACAGCTTCAGATTTATCATAAAGTGGAATGGTAAAAATGCGCGGTGTCACACCCACTTGAGTGGGCGCTAATGCCAATGCTTTGAGCCCTGTCACGCTATCATTGTCATTCACCTTGCCAATAATATTGGCAATCGTCTCTTCACTTTCACCTTCTGCCACACGCACAACCACAACAGGTGCACGCACTTCTGCATCAATCGATTGCAATGTTTCTGACAGCGTGCCTTTATTCCCTGCTTTGGCAATCGCTTTTTTAATGTCTAAGACCAAAACACAGCGATCTAACGGAAACACTTCAGGATCCGCATCTTCGGCAGTACACACAACGCCAATGGTATCTGTGGCCATAATTCGTGTTTCAATATATGCCTGATCATCAATCGTCAGACGCACACCATGTAAATATGCAGTGCTCATTATTTCTCTCCTTTTTTATTCTTGCCATCCGTCAAATAGCCTGCGTGAACCATCTTTTCAACTTGCTCTTTGGTGAATTTCTTCACGTCAATCACATCACCTTTTTGATAGCGCACAGCGCCGATTTGGATTTGTCGTAACACTTCCATGGTTACTCCTTGAGTTTTTCAATTTCTGAATTAATATCTTTGATCTGTTGAGCAATTGCCTTTGCTTCTTCTTTTTCATCTAACAAAAGATGCATGTTCATATCTGTTTGCAGTTGTATTTTCTGATCCTGTCGTTGCTTCAGCTTATTTTCTTTCTGTCTAGATTCTAAATTTAATTTATCTTCTTCAGTAATCATCCATGATGCAGAATCCATGTCCCAAATATGATATTCACTTGGAGCATAATCTCTAAATGCCTTAAGTTCTATTTCATTTTTATCATTTCTGATTGCACGTATTTCAGCAGAATATTTTTGATTTTCTTGTAATAAATATTCATATTGAGCTTGTGAGATTTCAATCTCACGATCATTCTGTGATCTACCTGTTTCTACATAAACCAGGTAATACGAATGTTTGCCAAATGGTATAGCCAAATATTTACCCATATTAGAAGTATTAGAAAATGTATTCATATATCTCACCTATAAATTAATAATTGGTCTGTAATATGCAGCTCCAGCCACATTACCACCACCTTCCCAAAATCCTGTTAAACGTGTAATCACACAATTTTCAGGAACTTCTGAATAACCTTTATATCCACTACGGGTCAATTGCTCAGGACCTAGTTTTATTCCACTTTGTGAAATAACCCATTCTCTAGTTGCAACAGTGCCACTTTCCCCTCTTAAAAATAAATGTCTCCCCGCCCATTCACCAGCGTTTTGAGTCCCATAGCTATGTATTACAAAGTTATAGTCGTCATCAGAATGATCTGCGCGCAGCAAAGCACCGTTACCATTATTAGTTTTTAACGTAATACCATCTGCGCCATAAAAGGATGTATCATCCCTATCTCTTTTCTGTGTATTAATACTATTCACTAATTGCTGTGATGCTATGAGTAAACTTGATGAACCTAATTCGTTTGCAATATCATCTGTAGTTACAGTTGTTTTATTTCCTGTAGAACGAATAAAACCATTTGCATCAACATTAGTATTTTTATCAGTTAATAAATGATAAATAAGTTTTTGCTCTGGGCTGAAATGTAATACTTTAATGTTGCCCGGGGCATGTCCAAATCCTAAAAATGCTTTATACCCAGCAGCGAATCCATGATTACATTGTATGCCATAACAATAATCAAAATTTTCCAACAGACCTGAACCAATATTAACATCAAAAAATTTATTGACCTCTTCGCTATCAACAACTGCCAAACCTCTTGATCCTAATCCCCATGCTCCAGACCTCATGACATCACCACTGCCAACAAACTGTAGTTTGTCTTGTTTTGAATACGCAAGACTATAAGCACTTTCAGATCTATTCTGCGCTGCAACTGCTTTTTTATCTGCTGTTGCTGCCGCTGTATTTGCCATGTTCGCTTTATCATTGGCTTGATTCGCAGCTGTTTGTGCAGCTTTTGCAAGTTTATTGACTTCATTCACAATGCGCTGACTGGCACCTGCTGTGCGTGAATCACCTAAGGCATCCAAAATTTGTGGGATGGCTTTTTGATCAACCTTGGCAACTTCTGCTAATGCATGCATCACTGAGCAAGCCAAGTCAAAAATGGCATTATTATCATTTTCCTTCATGCCATCAGCCTCAGGCTGACCACCCATCACATCATCATTTTCACTGACAATGCGAATCTTTTTGAGCCGATCTTCAGCTTTAATATTCTTTAAAATTTCAGGCATTTATCTCACTCCATATCTATAAGTACCGTTGTGCTTAAATGTTTTGTCATGCTTCATAGGGCGTGCATATTGCACATCTAACAATTCACACCGTGCAGGGGCGGTCGCATTTAAAATGCTTTTGGCCATTTCCATTTGGTCAGTTGTCAATGGTGATTTAAAAGCAACGATGTATTGCGCCCATGTCATTGTGGTTTGCTTGGCATAGCGAATGCGTCCATTGTGTTTAAACAAACCGTCATGTTGTTGGCGCTTCCCTCTACGAATGAATTCAATTTCACCAAAACCCACAGAGCGCATTGCTCTACGCATTGATGCCACAGTGCCTGCTCGCAAACTAATGGCAGGCGCTTCTCTAATAACTTTGCGTTTGCGCTCTTCTGGCCATGATTCATCCCAATCCTCAATGCTTCTTGACCATGCCAACCACCCTAATAATTCAGTTGGACAAGCCTCTGCACTATTGAGCGCGGCATAACTAAAATCATGCATTGATAATGCACAGACATCCGCTAAATCACGTTCTAATTGCGTGCTAGATGTGGGCAATAATTCATGTGGACGCATAGAAACCACCATCATTCATTTTGATTCCTGTTAATCGGATCACCTGATTCGCTTTAGCGACCACATCTGCTTTCGGTGCAATGATCTTAATGTTCTGCACACCTGGTGCGCGTGCCATATCATGAATGGCATTGAGTGTTAGAGCTTCCCCAAGCTTCCCCACATCATTTTTCAAGGCTTCAAAGCGTTGTTGTACAGAGTGATCCACAAGTGATTTCACCTGACCTTTGTAATACGTCACAGTAATTTCAATGGCTTGATCAATGAACTCCGCTTTCTTGACATACACAGAATCACACAGTGGCACCACCTCTTCAGATTCAAGATAGTTTTCAATCTTCTTTAGCAATGCTTCATCAGCTACACCCTTTTGATCATGGGTCACAATGGTTAATGTCACATCGCCTGCTTTTGGTGTATGCGCATGTACGCCCACTTCTTTCACTCTGCCATCTACAGAACGTGCCAATAATTCATAGGCGCGTGCAGGTCCTGCCACAGACCATTTTTTAGGGGCATTTTGTGCGCGGTAACGTAAATCCTCATCCGCTTCCCAAATGGTGGGAATGGGTGGATTGGCATTTGGATCACCTGCCTGAATGATTAAACGCTCCGTCACTGTATTGGCTGCAATGTTGTCCAAATTATTTTGTGTGGCATATGCCAACATGGTTTGCTTGAGCTTCTCATTGATTTCGTTTTTTAATAAAACGGTTTGATAGGCTGAAAGTTCCAACAATTTTTTAATGGGATCACTCTCAAGCACCAGCGTTGCATAATCAGGACTCAATACACGAAATTGAGCCTCTAAATTCGATAACTCTTTTTCATAATCAATCTCATAAAAGACCTCTGGCGTTGGTAATGTTTCCAAATTAATCATGCGGATGCTCCTTTGACAAAATCATTGAGCGCGTCAGGATTACGCAGTAAACGTTGGTTCATATAGAACTGTTCACCGCTTTCCTTAATGGTTGCTGCGATCTCTAAATCGACAAGCCCTGCATTAGATACAGGCGTAAAATTCACAAAGGTTGCCGTAATGCGTGGCTCCCAAATGGATAAAGCGATCACCGTTGCACTCATCAGTTGCATCATGTTTTCATCATTTGCAGGTCGGTCGATTAACTCAGGCAATAAAGATCCATACTCTCTACGCATCACACGTGAGCCAATGCGCGTTGTGATGATGTCAATGATGGATTGCTGAATGTGTTGGTTCATAGGGATTTCATGCCCCGTAATTCGATTCATCACACAACACCCCCTGTTTGATCCCCACCCGCTTGCACACCACTGTGATGATGCTGGCTATATTTTTTGCCATTAATGGTTGGATCCACTTTAAAATCAATCGGAATGTTCACAGTGCCCGCTTTGCCTGAACCACTCATTGCAAAGCCACCTTCTAAATTCGTAAAACCTTTAACCGTGAGGGATTTTTCAATGGTGGTGTCACCATCTAACGTGATCGTGGGTGCATGTACTTCTGCGGTTTGAGTATTGACAATCACATTGGTAGAGCTGTTTAAAGTTAAAGTGCCACTTTCTGTGTTGTGGTGGATTTCATCGCCATTATCGAAATGGATTTTAAAGTCAGCTTCAGACAAATAGGGATAATTACTTTCATCAAAATAATTGGGTGCAAAACGGCATACATCATCTTCACCACCTTCCATCATCACAGTGCCAGAGACTCCGATTTTTGGCGCACACCAAATCCATGTACCACCAATGAATGGCATGGCGCATGGCATCCAATCGCTATAAACACCCTGATCAATTTCAACACGCACCAAGCCTGGCGCTGTCGTTAAATCAACCGCGACGATCTTGCCCACAGGGTTCATGTTTTGAAGTTTTCTATGAATGTCTGACGGTAACATCTCAAAATCCTAAATGTTGTTTAACAGCATCTTCTAATGCTTTTTGATCATCGTTTGTGATGCCAAACAGCTCACGCACGGGATATTTATGCTTCAATCGTTTTTTACGGTTCACGATGGAGGATTTCCCAAATTGGTGAACACCTGCAATATAGCCATCTAAGCCACTTTTATATTGCACATTGACGCCTTGGTCAGTGGCAGTGATGCTTAATCTGCGTAATTGCGAAAGGCGCTTAAACATTTTGCCTTTCTTCATTGAGTATTTTTGTGGCTTACGTGGGACAAATGCTGATCCCTCAGGATCCACGTTTTTCTTGATTCTTTGCCCTGCACTTCGACGCACCACCATCCCCAAACTTTTGGCCAACTTCTTTCGTTCAACGAGCGATAATACTTTGATCAAATCTTTTAAAGCCCCTAAATCAGCATGCATGAGTCACCAACTTCCCATCCAATCTTTTGACGGATACGTTCTCAACCAACTGCAACTCAATGGCAATGAATGCATCTGTTTCACGTTCTAATGCCGTTTCAAATCGCATAAATTCATCACCGCCTGTTCTACTGGCATGCTCACTCATCCATTCCCCAACCGCGGCAAATAACAACAATGCATCGCCTGCAAAATCATTAATGTAAATATTGGCGCGATAACTCAAACGATAATCCAACGCTTTGGCATTGCTTTTGGTCATCTTGCCTTCATCTGTAAACACATCAAATTTTGATTGATCCACATATTGTTCAAGCATTTGGGTCAGTGATGTGAGCTTTCTCATCGTTTTTCGAGCTCCTTAATCTGATTCTCATGTTTCTTTAAAAGCTGGTCATGATTGTTCAAAATCATTTTTGATTCAGAGAGTTCCTTATCAAAAGCACTCATCTTGGTCATAAATGCATCTGCACGATTTTCCAACTTTGTGACCTTCAGATCAGTCAATTCAGTGGTAATGCTGAATTTCTCAATCTTTAAATTCATTTCATTTTGCACATTGGCAAACTTGTCCAATCGGTTGTTATTCGCCGAAAAATACCAAGTGGCAATGGCAATACCGATGCCAAAAAAAGTGCTTAGGATTGCCAGCAGTGATTTATTCACTTCCCGAATTGTTACTGTTTGATGACTCTCAACTGCCATTGCTTCCGCCTTCTTTGCAAAAATATGTGTATAAATCCATGTACTTTTCTAATTGTTCTTGTGTGCCACTGGTGTCCAATTCATGGCCATACATGGGATCAAAGATGAGACACCAACTGTCATTTCTCACTTCGTAAATAACCTTTGGTGCGCATGCGCTCAATGCGATCAGCATCAGACAACTGAGCATGACGCGCTTTAATGTGGTTCGCTTTTTTGACGTTATGAATGATTTCATGCGCAATGTTTCCCTCTTTAATTGCTTCATCTCGCTGCTTTTTTAACTGTGCCATGCGCCACATCACAATTTTGATCAGTAATGCAGCCACACCGAGCACACCTAAGCCCCACACAAAACTATTCATGGTCATCCTTTTTTAAGGCATCGCGTTTTTGGAATGTGGTCACAATGCCTTTGGACACTTTCAAGCCTGCAAATGCCAAACAATAGATCCAATAGATTTCACCCAAGGCACTTGGATCACGCACTGCAATCACCAATAAAACAATGGTGGCAACCACAAAAGCGCCTAAGCTCATGATTTTTGTATCATCAATCTTTTCCATGTCTACCCTCTAAAACTGTGGATATTGTGGAGAGAGAGGCAATTCAAAATGTGGACCATCTGCAAAAGCACGCTGGCCACTGCGAATGCGTTGATCAACATATTTTTGTTGCGCTTGTTTTGTGGTCATGCCGCGGGTCTCAGATAGCAATGCATTCCATACACCACCCCAACGAATCGGGATATTCAATTCAATGGACGCTTGTCGAACCGCTTCAGCAATCGCATAGCAACCATTCCAATCCCATGCCAACTTGCCATTAATCAATGGCACCAAATCAACCGCATGGGCATAACCATCCTTGCCAATCAAATGGCGTGAACCATGTAATGTTTGGGACGTGCCCTTTTGGTAATTAATCTTTTGTTGGGCGGCTGTGCGCACACCCTCAAAAACTTGAAAATCTTGTTGAGTCAATTGAATGGCTCGTTCAACAATGGCCACTAAATGTGGATGCACACCCACTAAATTTGCACGTGATTTTTGTCCTAACTTAAACATTATCAATCCCATAAACTTATTGTTTGTTTGACTGGCGCTTTGTACTCAGGCAAATAGATCACCGTGCGCGCAGGTAAAATGGCTGGCAACATTGCCAAATGTCTGTTCTCTTTCATCATGATCACTTGATCAAATTGAGACGTTGGCACACTGGCCGCGTATAAAGCTGCATCTATGGTTTGTTGGCCATTTGCAATGATCTTTCTCATACCAACACCGCAAACACATCAGGTTCATCATAAAAAGTCCGCACAGCATTCCATCGGTCACGGCGTAATTCATCGACTTCTGGCGTAATGAGGCTTGCGCGGTCTTCACCTGATTTACGCGTCAAATCCATGTCCCGAAAATCTTCTAAAAGCTTTGCCTTGCCTTCGCTAAATACTGCACGTTCAAAGTTAAATACATAACGGCTTTTACCCGCTAATTCATCACATGGGACTTCTTCAAGCATCAAATAGTCAGCATGCTTTGCTCTGAAGATGCGTAATTCAGAAATGACCAAATCAAGGGCGGACAACAATGCCATTTCCACTTGTTCATTTTTAACAGAGTCTAAAATACGCATCGCATTACGAAAATTTTGACCATTAATCCCTGGCCAAAAGCCAGAGCGTGGGATCATCAGTTCACTATTTTTGCTATTTTGACCAATGAAGCTCATCCTAATCCTCCAATGACGGGGCTGTATGCTGGTACTTCGCGTGTCATATCAATGATCAGCTTCCCAACATAAGCCCCCGCGTGGTGACGCTCGTTATTCAACCTTGTCGGTTGATGTCTCTTCTTGCTTGCTTAAAGCAGCTTCAAGCTTATTTGCGCGTGTTTTAACCCCAACATCAGGATCTAATTCAAGCGCACGCTTCCAAACTGCCAAAGCAAACTGTGGATTGCTTTCTTCTGATAACTCACCAATGGCACGATTTAACTTCGCACGAATGGCATCCAACATATCTTCATCCGTCATCAGATCATTCAAAGCCAATAAGTGTTCTAGCGTTGTATCTGGCTTTTGATTTAATGCCCGATTGGTGATCTGTTCCGTGATGGCACCTGCCTTATTGGTCTTAAAGATCGGTGGCAAATCGTAATTGTTTGTCATCAAATACGTTGCAATGCGCAGTGCAAAATCAATGTCCCCCGCATCAACTGCCCAGATGAACATTTCAGAGGTGATCTTATCTTCAGGTGCATTTGGATTCTCTAAAATGCCTTCCACCCAATGGCGATAATCCTCAAGGTGTTCCGCTTTAAAGCGCTCTTTCTCTTCATAGCTCAAAATGCTGCGTAAGCTAGATAAGTCATGCTTTAAGCGCACCAATAAATTCTGCTGCTCAGGATCCATATCATTTGGAATGGCTGCATTGCCCTGCAACTCTGCAAGCTTGCGTTCTTTTTCTCGTTTGAAATAAAACACAGATCCCCCTTATTTATCTTCTAAGGTGATTTTTTCAACAAGCACCGCTTGTTCATAATTGTGCAATGCATAAAATTCATTTTGCGTGTTGTAATTCTCATAACGATCACGCTTTGAATTCATCTCATAAGATGAGCGCACAGAGCCTTTTTGAATGCGAATGGCTAAGTTCTTAGGACGCGTCACTAAAATGGTGCCATCGGGGAAAAAGTCGGGGGATTTGGCAATCAAACCATTAATGACGTAATAGGCTTCCTGTGTGATTTTCTGTGCCGTTTCAGTGTTGGTCGCTTTCTCTAACAACTTCATTTGGCGACCCACCAATAAATCACTGGACACATAAACTTTCAGGTCTTTTTGATATTGCTTAGGGATTAAACTCATTGCTTGAACCACCAATTGATCCAAGTTTTCAATCAATTGACCTTTGCCCACTTTAATGGCTTCACCATTTAACTCAGTGATGGCATGTTCTGGTTTATGTGTGCGAATGCGTTGCAGCCAACCAATGTTCACATCCTGCCCTAATGGATAGGTTTTTTTATCGGTGTTCTCTGCAACTTTTTCACCATTCCAACCAATGCGCTCCATGTCTTCACGTTTACTTTCTAAACGTCGATCTTGTAAACGCTTTTGGAACATCTCTTTGGTGCGTGCAAAGGAGTTCAATTCTGCAAAGGTAAAATGCGTGTCATGATCTGTTTTGACAGCGGTATAAACAATGCCTGACGGCTTACCTAAGCCACTTGTTTCACGCTCTTTATCTTCAGTATTTGTGCGCCCTGACACCAGCTGTGAAGGACCAAAACCAAGATCATTGACAATCATATCTGTACAAAGATCAATGTCCACTTCACTTAAAATGCCTTCTGAAGCCACCTTTTCCACCCACACATATTCCGTTTGCGGGTTAATGGTAAACTTCTGGCCAGCTTCAATGGCTTTAACATCCACACCATGCAATTCCGCCTGACGTGATGTGTAATTGGTTAAACACTCTAATGTGTTTTGTAATAAAACTTCGCTCATAACTCTTCCTTAGACATCTGCTAAATATTCATTGGCACCATTGCCCGCGACAAATTCCTGTTTTGCACTGGGTTCTGGCGTATTCTTTAATGATTCAAACTCTGTTTTAAGTTCAGTAAATGAGTCTGAAAGCGCTTTGTTTTGCTGTTTGAGCTCTGTAACCACGTCATCTTGCTTGGATGCAAATTGGGTTAAAACGCGTTCTAATGACTCAAGTGAGAAGTTTGACTCTGCTAATTTTGGGGCAGGTTTTGGCGGTTCATTTTGTTCACGTTGTGCGGCAAACAGACCCGCAAATAAGCTTTTAAATAAACCTTTTTCATTGGCATCCACATCGTCATCTTCTACAAAATCAATACCCGTAAATTCCAATGCAGTTGAAAAAATGTGCTCAGGCTTATGACGCACTTGAATGTTAAATTGCAAAGCTTCAGTGCCAAGGCTGGCAGGTGAGTCGGTCACACCCAAACCTGAAAGATATGCTTGATTGGTTTTGGCAAAGTTTGGTGCAATTTCAATGGAAAAGCCTTTCTTTTGATTTTTGGCATTCCACTCAACAAGGGCTGGCGTCACTTCCATTTCTGCATATAACGCACGCTGCGTGGTGCCATTGATTGCATAATCTTCCGCTTTTAATGCCAAGACATGGCCATAATTGCCAAATGTGCTGTCAGGGTATGAGCTGCGGATGTGTTCCATCCAAATGTTTGCTTGATAAACCGCAGGATTATATGACGCGGCCATTTCATTGATTTGTTGTGGGGTGATTTCTCGCCCATCAATGGTGGGACCACTGACCGCAACCCGTGTCCATTTCGTTTTTTTATTCATGAATAGAATCCTAATCGTACAAAAGAGGATTCAATTTTTACGTTAATGGCAACAGAACGCACGTCATTACAGTTTGCCCCCAAGGGTTGCAAACTCAAACGAGATTATTTTTTACGCGTAACCATAGAGAATGAGCACATGAATAATGAATTGCTCATCACACCAGAAAACACCCAACCACGCGAACTTTCAAGGCTCTTTTATTTCGCGGGCTTTCGCGTATCTGAAATTTCCAAAATGATTGGCACGCCAGAGAGCACCATTTACGATTGGCGCAAAAATGATAAATGGGATGAGGCGGATTTTTTCACACGTTGCCAAGATGCTTTTCAGCTCAAATACATTCGTTTACTGATGAAAAACACCAAAACAGAAAATGAATTGCGTGAGTTTAAAGAGCTTGGTGTACAAATGAAAAACATCTACTCACCCAAGCCACAACGCAAAAAACGCAGTGCGCAAATCAATAGCGATCAATTCGATTGGGAAAAATTCCAATCCCAAATCAATGAGGGATTAAAGGATCTATTCCCCTTCCAAACGCAGATCATTCAAGACATTGAAAAATATAAAAACAGTAAAAAGAGTTCGGCTGAATTCATTTTTGGTAAAACTCGACAGGCTGGCTTTACCTATTTTCTATCTTATTATGCCCTGCGCCGTTTGGTGAATCTCAAACATAATCAGATTTACATTTCAGCCAGTAAAAATCAGGCGTTCCAAGCCAAACGCTACATGTTGGCCTTTGTTAAAAATCTGACGGGGGTTGAATTATCAGGCGGGGATGCCATTAAATTTAAAGATGATCTGAACTTTTATTTTTTAGGTGCCAATCCATACACTGCCCAAGGTTATACAGGTGATGTGACCTGTGATGAATTCTTTTGGATGCCTCGCTTTGAAGAGTTGCAAACCGTTGTGACCGCATGTGCGACACATAAAAATTTTATCATTAATTATTTATCCACGCCTTCTAGCAAAAAGCACCCTGCCTATAAATTTTGGACGGCTGCTGAATACCATTCAAACAAAAAGAATAAACCCTTTAAGGTCGATCATGCCTCACTTAAAAATGGGCGGCTGTGTGAAGATGGTAAATTCCGTAAGATCATCACCATTCATGATGCGATTGCAGGCGGTTTTGATTTAGTGGATTTAGATAGTTTGCGTCTGCGTTATACGCCAGATCAATTCTCAAAGCTGTTTGAGTTTGAATTCTTTGATGACATGGAAAGCGCATTTAATTTTAATGATTTAAGCGCATGCATGGTGGATTCATGGGAGAAATGGACAGACTTTGAACCCTTAACCAAACCTCATAAACCATTTGGCCGTAAAAAAGTAGCTGTGGGCTATGACCCTGCCCGCACCAATGATGGTGCTGCGTGTGTTGTGGTTGCCATTCCATCCAATAAAAATGAGCCATATCGCATTTTAGAAAAACACTTTTGGCAGGATGTCTCCTTTGACAATCAAGAGCGCTATCTCAAAGAAATCACAGATCGCTACAACGTCGTGCATCTTGGCATTGATACTAGAAACATGGGATTGGTGATCGCTGAACGTGTGGAAAACTTCTATCCAAACTTAACGCGTTACCAAAGCGATTTATCCTTAAAAACCTTATTTGTCCTACAAGCCAAAACCCTATTTCGTGAGCGCAAAATAGAATTTGATGCAGGTTGGCAGGATCTTTTATCCAGTTTTTTAAACATCAAAAATGCCATGACCAAATCACAGCAATATGCCACGTTCCAATCCGTGAGAGATGAAGAACATGGGCATGCGGATTTAAGTTGGGCAACGATGTACGCGCTGGGCTATGAACGATTCGATGGCACAACGGTCGATACTGAACATGAACATATTGTAGTTTTATAGAGAGAATGATTATGAATAATGATGTAGTAACATTTAACATGGGTGAACCCGAGATCTTCAGTCCACACGATTTCATTGATATGTTATCTTGCCAAACCATTGATGGTTACTATGCTCCACCCATTTCATACGACACATTAACCAAATTGCCTCGTTTGAATACCCATCATGAATCCGCTTTAGATTGTAAAAAAAACATCCTCAGTTCTATTTTTAAAGATACTCATTTTTTAGATTATGAATCGTGTGAAGCCTTCATTGCTGATTATCTGATTTTTGGCAATGCTTATCTTGAGCCTGTTAAATCATTGGTGGGCAATACAATTCGCTATCGCCATGTGATGGCCAAATATACCCGCGTTGGCACAGATGGCAATTATTACTTTCTCAAAAACTTTGGTGAGAAAATCAAAAAGAACAACCTGATTCATGTCAAAGCTTATGATGTGAACCAAAACGTGTATGGAATCCCACCATATTTGAGTGCCATGCTCAGTATTGCATTAAACCATGCAGGCACCCTATTCCGTTATAAATATTACAAAAATGGATCGCATGCAGGCTTTATACTCGCCATCAATGGACATGTTTCAGATAAGGGCATGAAAACCATTGAAGAGACACTCAAAAAAACAAAGCAGTCAGGTAACTTTAATAACCTGCTCGTTCATTTGCCCAAAGGGGATAAAGATTCTGTGCAGCTGATTCCCATTAGCCAGATTGCTGCCAAAGATGAGTTCGTCAATATCAAAGATGTATCACGTGATGACATTGCCACCGTTCATCGTGTGCCATTGGTGCTCATGAGTATTCAAGCAACAAATGCTGGCGGATTTGGTAATCCTGCACCATTTGCGAAAGTCTTTTACAAAAATGAGCTGTATCCAATGATCCGAAAATTCTACTCAGTGAATCATCGACTTGGCCAAAAGATATTTGATTTTGACAAATACGACTTAGAAGAAAGCTAGGGAGTGTTTCTCAAAAGAGTAACATCAGTAACCTGATTTTGTAATATTCACCAAAAGCATTGGTATTGCTGCATTTCAAGAGATTTTAAAAATGTAACATTTTAGTATTTTTTAGTAACCTCAGATTACAAAAATCTATATCTAATTGAATTTAAATGATTATTTTTATTAAAAATGTTACATCTTATTTGTAATATTGATTACAGAAAAGTTACTTAAATGTTACATTTTGGAAACTCTCAAAAGCTACTGATTGCAATGCATTTGGAAGAGTTATAAAAAAATGTTACTGAAATTACTATTTTTAAAACATACCCACAAGTTTTAAAAACTCTATATTTAAGGGCGGAAAATTTAAAGAAAAAAGTAATATAAATATTCGAAATAAATCAGAATCCCAATTTGGTTGCTTATCATTGATGTGATCAAGCGCAATCCTTTGGTAATACTTCACACCATCGTCCCCTTCTACGCGCCTACGCCATAATTTTGGCCGCAAAAAAACGCCTTTTTTGCATAAAGCCCGCCGTGGTGAGGTGTGGATTTTTCGGGGGCATTTCTTAAAATAAGAAACTAAACCTCATCCCGCACCAACTTTAAATAGTAATCATTGTTTAATTACATTATTTGGCAAAATTAAATGAGCAATATTCATACAAACCATATGTCGTATGAATTGATCACTTTCAATACAGTGCTTTTTTATTAATCAGTTTGGTGGACAAAAAAGGGGACAGAAAACAAAAAAGCCACTTCAAGTTATTGAAATGGCTTATCTTTTTACTATACATTTGGTGGAGGCGGCGGCGTCAATACATACAATATAAGAACATGATATATAATAAAAAATATAACAATAAAACTCAATTTTACTTCATAATTTACTTCTATATTTTTATGTAAAAATTGCATTAAAATTCAATGAATTAATCGAAACATAATATTAAAAATTTTTAATGCATATATATCATCAAAAGCATTTAAAGATTTTCATCTTGTAATGTTTTAATCTGTAATTTCACAGATTTGAGTTGTCTCGCAATCTCAGCAGCTTCAATCTGCTCGTCTAAAAGTAAATGCATATTCATTGTCGTTTGTAATTCATGATGTTTTACCTGCAAATCATGTAGCATTTGTTCTTTTTCATATGCCTTTAATTCTTCTTTAGTCGGCAATGGTATTGCAGGATCATCAACCCATGTGTTAGTGGAAAGATCATAAGTTTTAGCACCGCCCACAAAGCTATTTGGCACTTCAACTGCTATTGTTTCCCATACAACATCAGGCGTATAAGAATATGACCTCATATCAGCCTTATTGACATAAATAATCATTTAGAACCCCCTATTTTCCATACATGCATACGCACTGGAGCCATAGCTAGGTTATCAGGTGTAAAAGCACCGCCGGATACGGCAGGATTGTTCATACCTATAGTACTATGACCTGCCTGAACGTAAATCCCTTCACCTAAAATCATACCGCCTGTAACAAAAGCACCACTCGTACTTTCCCCCGTTCTCCCCCACTTATCAAGCTTCTCAGAGTAGATTTCCACTACAGTTAAAACAGGGACGTTATCACCAAATGGGTTAGGTAGAACTTTACGTTCATTACGCATCATCGTGCCAAAATCAACTAATGTGTAATCTGCATTAATATTATTACTGGCCTCGATATCTAACTTAGCACTAATATTTCTTTCAATCTCTTTACATGATGCCAAAATAGCTTGGCCCTTAGATCTAGCATCCTCAATCATAGATTGTAAGTTAGATTCAATGTTTTGAAAGATATTTGAAAGATCGCTATTAAGAGTAGTGGGCTTATTATAAAGCCATTCTTCAAATGTATTAGTAGGACTATCTTGTTTCATCTCAAATAATCGCCCTCCTAGTAATGGAAAAACATTTCCGTCAGCACCAGTGCTGACACTAACCTGATAAGATCCAATGGGTAACTCAAAAGAATATTGCCCTTGAGCATTAGTTTTAGTCGTCACCTTTCTGATGCCATCTTGCGAAAAATAAAGAAACGTATTAATTAAGGGCTCAACAATTTGTGAGCCCTTTTGATTATTTTTAGTAATTTTAAGAATACCCGTTTGCATACTTCAAACCTCATAAATCACTAATATCTAAGATAAACCATAAAATATCATAATTAGAGCGCCAATAGTTGTTGGCTTCATTCCAGTTAGGTGGTGCTAAAAATACATTGGGTCTAACAGATACATGAGTCCCTACGCACTCTATAACGGATGCCTTACTATACTCAAAAGCTCCTGCAACATGTCTAAGAGATAAATCGTTTCCAACTTGCACAAAAGCTAACTTTGTCACTTGACCAATTGATCTATACCACACAGGTTTCGGATTAAACTTGCTGATGTAACCGATTACTTTAGCTGTCTTTAACGACGAGTTATAAATCAATTTTTGTTGCGAATTGTAAATATTGACGCCATATAAATCTTTATTCGCACTACCGTCGTATGGTTTAAAAAGATGAGCTTTTGCAGGCTTAGACATATCTAAAGTTGCTATGCGCAATAAGCTAATATTAGAATCTTTGTGATTCCATGACATGATGCTGCCTTCTTCAATTGCAACCACTGAGTTTTTCAATATGGCCCTTGGGATATGATACTCCGTCGACACGGACTGATGCATACCTGGAGCATTCGTACCAAACCTAGTCCATGTGTACTTTAAAGGCACTTTATAATATTCAAAAACCACACCCCCATCATTTAATGTTCTTAATCCATTCTCTCTACTAAATTGAACGCCATACATTAGAAACTCCCCTTCATTACAGTTAAATGATCGGAAACAGCTGTAATTGTTACAAGGCTACCATTAACGGACACTCGCTCCTTCCAAAAGTCTGATGCGCCAACGTCTCTCACTGAAGTAAAGACAAACTCCCCCTTTTCAACGCTAATATCTATACCTATGCTTTGACCTTTTTTAAGTTCAATTGCTTTATTAAAAGTAACAACATCACCAATTTTATTAATGACTTGGCCACTCTTATTTTTTATTTGAATATCAAACATGTTATCCACCAATCTTAATCATTTTATTAATTTAATTTTCCAATTCTAATTCTTTCAATACCATTATCATCGTATACAAGAATATGATCACTCGTAATTCTTAAACCAACATTTTGATTTGGATTACTACTAATCGTGACATTTCCATCACTAGATACTATGAATTTTTTATTAATGTTTAATGTCCCTCCTTCTATCACAGGCGCTTTCAATTTTGCACCTGCAACCAGTGACTCACCTTTAATTGTTCCGCTTGCAATTAAGTCACCATCTAGGGCTAACTTGTTTTCCCATAAAACAAATGGCATTTTAGATGTCCCATTCGTTGGATTTACTATGGCAAATTTATTCGCTTGTATAATAAACTCTGACGTTTTCCCATCATTCAAACTTGTAAAGCCAGAAATTACTTTTTTACCGCCACTCATGGTGACTGTTCTTAACGTATATTGCGATTTAACTTTTCCATCTACATAGGCTATTGTTTGCTCCACATTTTCAATTGAGGCATTTATATTTTGATCAATTTCTGTCTTTAGCGTTTTAATGGATTCAGCCTGCGCTTCTAATTGAGTTGTTGAAGTTTTCTGAATCTCATCGATTGATGCCTTAATACTATTATCAACTTCTGATTTTAAACTCTCAATGATCAGCGACTGTGCTGATAACTGATCAGTTGTGGTCTTTTTAAAAGTATTAATTTCTGCCTGATTAGCCTCAACGATAGAACGATTAATCGCAGTTTCTGCAAGAACCGCCTGGCTTTCTGTCGCTTTAGAAAACTCTAAAAGCTTAGCTTCTACCAATGCTTGATCGGCTTTTTTCTGAACTGCTTTAATCACAGTTGATTGATCAATCAATGTTTGCATGTCTTGACGTGCTTCTTTTAAAACATCCTCAATGATATGTGTTGCAACATCATCAGATAACTCTTTGATAGTAATTTTCCCACGAATCATTTCAATAATGCTTGTTGAATCATTAGATGATTCAGCATAGAACGCACGCGTAAATTCACCTTGATTACCATCTAAATCGACTAAGCGAAACCAGAAATAACGGCCATCTTTAATCCCTAGATTACTAACTGTATAAGTATTCTGTGGATATGGCATTTTGGCCGCTAAAGTTGCTTTACTTCTATCTTCACTTTGTGACCACCATATTTCTGTATAGGCTTCTGTTGTTAAAAGCGATGGTACTTCCCAATATAGATTTAAGCCAAAAACGATTGGGATGTGTCTCAAACCTGTAATCTCATACGTGGTACTGAATGAAATATGAAGCTCTTCACTATGTTGCCCCATTTCATTAATGGCACGTATTCTTGCCGTGTAATTACCTTGCGGCAATCCGACTAACTTAATAGATGTTTCTTTAGTTTCTAATCGCTGAATTAATTCAACACCTTTATAAATATGCACAATGTACTTATTTACAGAGCCTGTTGTTTCTAAACTATCCCATCTTAGAATCAGCGCTCTGCCATTGGTATTCACAACACCATTACTCAACTGTGGCAAGGCATTTAATACTGAATATTTACCCTCGATATAAGCGGCACCTTTATCAACAATCGCCTCTTTGTGTGGATTATGCTTAATTGCTGTGATCGTGTATTTATTCACATCACTATCTTCTTCGATATGAATACAGCGAAATAAGCGTGGCTCTACATTATCTAAGGTTGCAACAAACTGTACATAATCAACAGAATTGACCGCACCATCTAGTTGATAGGTTTTAGCATCAATCACTTTCATGACTTTAAAGGTTTTAACAGCGCCCTCAACATTAATCATGAACTCTTTAACATTCTTTAATTCACGATCTACAGTGATTGTGTTGCCATTCACCGACTCAATACGACCGCCAATTTGTGCGCCTGCGTAGTCATTATCTGCAATTTTGATAATGTCATGTTGCTCATGGCGAATGCCAGCAGCACCCACAATGAATGTAACAGTTTCATTTTCAGTTAATGCCGTCACCAAATTCCATTTCGCACAACGCAATGCATATGATCGTTTTGTACAGCCAAACGCCGTAATGGATGTAGATTTCAATCCATATTTTGCAATGTTCGCCTCATCTGATACTTCATCAATCTTAGTGCGATAACCATCTTCTTTATCAATATATTCAACTTTGATTTGATTGAACAGTTCAGTAGATGGTACATATGAATAATTGAATTCACCATTCTCTACAGATGAATTATTGTAAACGGCTACGGGATCACTTTTCTGATCAAACTGTACTGTAAAATGATTATTGGCATTTGAGTACGTGCCACGAAAAACAGAACAAATATTATCTAAGACGGTCGAGGCATCACTGCCAAAGAGCACCATATTGCACACAAATCGAGGTTCTTTACCGCCATTCCCATCATCAACAAGCACGTCACAATATTTCGACAATTCGTATAAACGATCAATATCAATTCGGTAATCTTTAAACTTATCCCCAAAGCACTCGTGATTGGTGAGAATATCATACAAAATCCATGCGGGATTATTCGTGTATGCTGGTTTAAATAAACGATCCCACAGCCCTGAATACGTTCGATTAATCGGATCATAATTAGATGGTACCTGCACAATGCAACCTTTGACCCCATAGTTACGTGTCGGATTACTACTGCCAAACTGCTGAGAATCAATTTGTAGCATTGCCACGGCGGATCCAGGCATTCTTAACTTACTATCTATGGATTCAACATAGCTGAAAAAATACGTTTTATTTCTCAACATATCATCATTGGAATCCGCAGTTAAACGAATGCATTTAATGTCAAAAGGCGCCGCGGGCAAATCTGAAAACACATAATCAACTCTAAACGGTTGATTGCCTTTTTCGTTTAAATGCATGTGTTGTGAGGCATGTACTTGGCCATTTTTAACAATCTGAATACTCATATCAACTGATGTGGCCAACTGATCCCCTTCACGTGTTGAACGCATTAATGAGTCAACACCCACTGTCACACGTACACTTGTGATTTGCTGATTCGTAATGGTACGGGTAATGGGATTCTTCTTTTCAACTTCCACACCTACACTGACAGAATTATCAACAGAGGCTGCGCTTGGCAAATAATCTTGCTCTAGTGTGCCTTTATTAAATTCAAACTGAACACCCGCGTGATTCATTGAACCATCAGAATTTTGTACTGGCGTATCATTCAAATAAACAGATTTAAGCGGATAATCATTGCCATGAATAAAACCTGAAATCTCACCACTACTGATTAAATCAATAATCTTTAATTTCTGAGCTGAATTTAATGTATTTTTATCAATGCGTGGCGATCTTGAGCCACCACCGGATTTACCACCCATATTAACTCCACTTTACTTGAATATTTACCGCTGCATTGCGCACTGAGTCACAATTTCGATCAATGTTATACGTCATGCCTTTAGGGTCTTTTGACGCAATTAATGCAATATTTTTTCTGGTGTAATTAGCTGATTGCACACTATTAATATCAACACCTGATGAGATCCTACGGCTGGATAAACCTTGCGAAATTGTATAGCCTGCAACAAGCATCTCACCATACACACGCAGCACCTGTTTACCTTGCCCAACCATATTAGATAAGTTGCTAAATGATGATGACTTAGAGTCTTCTACACCTTGGTGATTTTGATTAAACTTTGGCTGCTTAGTGAGTAAAGCGGCTGCACCCGATAACATTAAGCCAATACCTATTTGCAACAGCACTGCACCCACTGCCGCTGATACCAGAGTTGTTGTACTCAACGCAGCTAATGCAGCGCCTGCCACCAAGGCAAAGGGACCGGCACCGTGAATGATAGGAATAACACGCACAACCAAGTCTTTATCTGCATTAATTCCATCCATATACTCATTTTGGCCAACATCTCGCCGCCCTACTTTTAAGTTATATTTTTTATATTTCATATGCTTTTTCAGACCATTGATCTGAATGCAAAGAGAGCGCATGCATTCATTCACAGTACTACCATATATAGTGTATTCTTTGCCAAATTTACGCAATGCACCATAAAATTTAAATGTGACTTTCTTCATCACTTGCCTCCAAATCATAGTCAATTGCTTCAATCATTCTGGGTTGCCACTTTTTATGGCGCCAAATTGAATGCGTACGTTTTTGCATAACTGAACCATATGCAACCACGCGTGAAAACTGCCCGGCCACATGATGTAAAATACGTTCATTATTTAGAACAAGCGCTAAGTGATTAGGATGACCACCCATGCTTGTTGCAATGACGTCACCGGCTTGAGCTTCTGATACTTGATAGAATCCAAGTTTTGGCAATCTTTCAATAATTACGCTATTTGCTTCATCTTCTTCTATTGATTTACGCTTATAGTGTCGTAAGTTGATGCCACACAAACTGTAAGCATCTTCGATTAAAGTACCGCAGTCATATTTGCCATATTCAAATTCACGCCCTCTAAGAAGATCAACGCATTTGTATTTATGGATTTGATTATTAGCAACAACCCACCAATCTAAGCCTGTTTCAATTTGCGCGATGCGATCAAACTTTGAAAGATAAGGATGGTCACCAATATGACTGTGAACCACAGCTTCTATTCGATCAAAATTATAATTGTCTAACTTAAATTCAAAGTTATTTGCTTTATCTTTGGCGATATTCTTTAATGCAATAAATTCACCACCAATAACAATGCCGCCCTTTTCTTCATCACCCTGACAATGCTCTAAAATCTCTTTCATTACCCACCACTCACTTTATCGGCCATCGGAAACCCGCCAAAAGGCAATTGACCATTAACACCAAATCGCGCCATGCACCCGCTCAATCTCTTACTACATTTATCTTTTTCAATTTCATGCGGCTGCACTGCATAATCATTTTCATCTGCAATAGCCCAACCATCGTATCCACACATTTCACCACGGTATCGAAACGGACAAACAGTCGCATAGATCGTGCGATGTGGGATAATCGCCCCGTCTGTTTCACTTGGAATCGCCAATGTAAAAGAGGCATATTTATTATTATGCTGAACGGCATTAATGATATAGGTTTGATCCTGGTATTCATCGGGATTGGCATGATCATTACCATCGATAAAATTAATGGCATCTAAAAATTGAGCTGGCACACGATAACGTGTGACTTTTGCGCCCACTAATCCACGATACTGATTCAGAATTCCTGTGATATAACCCGCACCATTACCAATCGTTAATGTAGGACGGTTGCTCGGTCCATCGCTTTTGACTTCTACCCCTTCAATTTGAATGGGAATGGCCATATATTTTTGACCTCGCCAAATGACTGACTCATTCTTTTCATTCAATTCGTTACAAAAATAGAAATGATTTGAGCCGCCATGGTCATTAATGCGCGTAATGTCTAAATCATACAAATCAACCCAAGCGCCCTGTTCTACTTCATCAAGCTTAGCCTTCACTGCATTACTGATCATCTCACCACCTCGACAAATGATGCTGTTAATTCTGCAATGTCTGCACCTTTTCGGATAATTTTAAATGGACCATCTTTACGCACTAGATACCGCTTACCACCAATATTGTAATAAAAAGGTTGGGTTAAATGGCGCATTAAAAAAGCGGCGATTTCATCAATCTCCGCCTCATTTGATATAAATTTTTGGTCGTTAAATAGTGTCCGATACCTACGCAGCCCCTTTGCTTGCCGCTGCTCAACGCCATCCCCTAATTGGATAATATCAATCAAAGGCTCAATTTCCTCTTCGGCTTCTACCAAAGGGATCCACTTAAATATTTCATAATTCATACTTTCCTCTGGGCAATAAAAAAGCCCCCTATTGGTGGCTTAGTATTTTTATCAATTTCACTCTACAATTTGTGAGATCTTATATCTGCTATATTTTGTACATCAAATGTTGCAGCAACAACCGTATAGTCATCAATAGCCCCCATTCTTTCGATTCTTCTTTGTAAAGCACTACTCAACTTCACAATATCAGACATGGTTTTTTCACTAAACCTTCTTCGCAAATCCCAAAAATGATGAGCACCATCTGACATAATTATAATAGATAACTCATTTCCATATTCTTTTCTGAGGTCCCCCATAGGGATAAATAAATACTCTTCTTCTATTGGAATTGACAATGATATCGCTGTAGTTAAGGTGTTTTTTCCAATACCATGTTCCTCTAACTCTTTCTTAGTGTAAATTTTTTTACTAAGCAATTTTTGATACTGAGTGTGATCACTTGTCATTTGTATGAGCTTCTTATCTTTTTTAATATATACCCTACAATCACCAGCATGCCAAATACTCAGTCCAAATTCATCAAGAAAACAGACTGATAATGTTGTCGCAGCTTTTATATATTCTTTATCTAAACTTTGAATATACTTGCCAAACTCAATGGTCAAATCATCCGCAAACAACCGACTTAAATATGAGTGATCTATATTTTTTTTATCTTCCAAAAATCTACAGACGAACCTCGATGCATTTAAAGCGCCTTTATATGATCCAAGACCATCAGCGATACAAAATACATACCCATTTTTATTACGTATTGGCGATACAAAAGAATCTTCATTATTCTTTCTATTTTCTAGAAAAATATTATCCCTAGGCTCCGAAAATGATGCAACTGATTTTATATTAAACATTCTCAATCTCCTTACGTACTGCATCTCTTAGAATGGATATAGTCTGATACCTCTGTCTAGGAAAATATTTAGTACAATTATCAACAATAGCATCAAATCCAGGTATCTTGAGTTGAGCAATAACCACACCGAGCGCATAGATATCAGATTGTTTTGAATAAAAACAAGCATCCATAACTTCTGGAGCCATATATCCATTTGTCCCCAATCTTAATCCAATCGCACTCATAACATCTTTCGGATTTTTAGCATTTCCAGAATTCTTTATTAGACCAAAATCAGACAATTTATATGTACCATTGAAGCACAATATATTTGCAGGCTTTATATCACGATGAAGCCAATCTTTATTATGCAAATATTCCAACCCATTCATAACATCTAACACAACTTTTACTTTATCTGAAGTGCTCAGTATATTTTTATCAATCGCTGTTTTTAAGTCATAATCAGCTATATCCATGACAAAAAATGGTGGATCTGAGTCATGAAAAACACAAATAGTCGCAATATTTTTATGCCTACAGCTAATTTGATACCAAATTTCTTGATGAAATCTTTCTAATAATTCACCATCTGATAAACAAGATGCTTCAGCAATTTCTTGAATTGGGGAAAATATTTTTAGCGCATATTTATAATCGCATGTTGGCAAAGAGACACTAAAAACTTTGCCAAATCCTCCGCCTCCAATTTCTTCAATAACATTGAATTCATAGCTTGCATGCTTATATATGCCAGACATATCTTTCCTTTAAATAGACATTTTATAAAGTCATAATCAACTTTTCTGTACTACCATTTTTAACACTTACTTTTTTCATAAGAGATCCGCCCTGATAGCTACCGGCTTTCCAAATAACATAAGCTACGACATAGTAATTTCCATTGGCAACATTATTAAACTCAAACTGTCCATCCGAGTTACATTTCACATTCTTAATCATAGACTTATAATCATTACTATCATTATTAAATGTAATTTTACTATTATAAATTGGTAAAAAACCTACATCTTCTAACTTATAAATATGCCCCATTCTCTCTTGTGAATATGCTGTAACGGGTATTAACATCACATCATTACCAGCACATGTTACAACATTACCACTATTTTGGCGTAAAAAAGCATTTCCTTTAATTGTATTTTTCCCAGATTTATAGATAAATGCAGCATCTTTTGCATTAAATTCATTTGATAATTCGACAGTTTCAGTAGTGACACATCCAGTTAATAATAATGGCATTATAGTAATTAATATTTTTTTCATAACATCCTCAATTTTGTCAATATAAATACTAAATGAGAATATACTAATTATCTTTTAGCCAGTCCACCACCTGGTCTACTTTCTCGTGCAATCACTCGCTTCACAATGACTTCAATTTGTCTATCTAAAGCCTTGCCAGCACTGTTATCAATCACCTCTGTAGATCCATCTTCTGCAACATTAACCACAATGGAAATGGGCTGAGGCTGATTACTATTTTGGTGATAATTCTGATTAACCACCGACCCGCCTACAATGCCCCCATTAGAATAGCCACGTAAACGCATACGTTCAACTGCCGCTACACCCCCAAACTTGGCAATATCACGTTGTGAAAAGACCACTTCGCCTTTATGAACAATCCCAGCAGGCTCATGAACGCCACCAGCCCCAGTATAACCACCACCAGAATAACCAAATGCACTGGCAACAGACCCCCAAAAACCTCCAGCCGCACTTGCATTTTTTAAACTATTTACAATCGCCGCCTTAATTAATATTTGTGAAAGATCTTGCAAAATAGAGACCGTCATTTGTCTAAAATCTACTTTGGTACCACTTGCAAACCTTGAAAATGCATCCGACATGCCATTAAATGCTGTTTGAGTTGCATCCGCCCATTGGTCACGTACAGTACCTGCATCATCAAAATATCTTTTAAAACCTTCATTGATACCCGCCATTGGATTGTTATCAATAGCATTTTTCAAAGCATTATATTCATCTCTCAAAGCCATGATTTTAGACATCTCTTTTTGCATGGCTTCTAAATTTTCTGGACTCATGCCAATGCTAAGCTCTTTGACTCTTTTCTCCATTTCGCGTGCAAATGTCAGCTCTTCAATGGCTTGCTTAGTTTGGCCAATAAGACTTAATTCAAAGTACATATCCTCAAAATTATTCGCATAATCATGACTGAATGTCATAATCGCATTGATTTGCTTTTGATTATCAAGCTCCTGAGCTTGCATCATCAATACATCACGCTGCTGAGCGCTAATTTTTGCCAATACGCTATGCTGATTATTAAATTCTCTAGTCAAGTCACTGACAGCCGTATATTGGCTTTCACCACCAAATAACCTCAAACCTTCATTCAGAGACTTCATTTTATAGATCTCTTCATTGATCGATTTAAGCTTATCATCAAAATAATTTAAGGCTGTTTTACCACCTGATTTTGGTGCGCTACTAATGGCCGTCAGCCATTTTGTCAAATCTTGAATTTGCTCTTCAGTCGCTCCTTTATCAATTGCCCTTGCCAATGTTATTTCTTTGACACTTTTCCCAATATTGTCATATTTCTCTTTAGTTTCAGTGAGAATGGCATTGAGGTCTTTTTGATTGTTGGCCAATAGCAATTCTGTATCATATTCGCGCTGCCTAAGTAACAATCTCTGATATTCAACGTCTTCAATATCCTTTAAATATCCATATTGCCTTTGGTACAACAATTCGGCATCAGATCCTGTATGCTTAAGCATAAATATCTGCTTATTGATATTTTCATAGTATTCTAAAGCTTTGCCCGCAAGTGTTAATTCTTTTTCAGTAATAACAGATGACTGTTTGCTATAACTACCATTTTTAACCTGAATTAAATCCGTTTCTAATTCAAATAATTTACCTAATGTTTTTTGAAGTGTATCGGTTTGCGCATTAATAGAAATCAGTTCATTCGAAATCTTCTTAAAATTGGTTTTATCTAAATCACTGAATCCTTTCCCACCACGCTTTAAGCTGGCTTGTTTTCTTGCCTCCATTTTCTCAAGTTGATTTTCAAGCTCACTCTTACGATCCATGAGTTTTGCTTGTTCAACTGCAATTTCTTGATAGCGTTTTTGCAGATTCAACAATTCATTTTGTGCCTGAGCTGTTGTCAAACTTTCAAGATCTTCTTTGAGCCCCAAAAATGAATTCGATAACTTAATGGTTTCATCAAATGCACGTTCTGCCGATCCTGCAAAATACACCAACCCCATAGCTGCAATCGTAATTAAGCCTGCTGGACCACCTAGCAATCCCATTGCTGCACTTGCACCTCTTGTGGCCACACCCAATGCAATTTGGCTTTTTGCAGCTGCTGCTGACATCCCTGACATTCTGGCCAATGCCACCTGATAGCGGTTAGCCTCAATGGTTGCCGCTGAAAATGCCAATGCACTACGACCTGTAGCAATTGCTGATCCAGCTAAAGCACCTGACAATTTACCCACAATCACCGCAGATAACGATAAGATCATGCCTTCGGCATATTTTAAATGATCAGATAGAAAAATAATGCTATTGGCAACACCCGATGTAATGCCAGTATCACGATTAAATTCACCCCAAAATGCTTGGAATTTATTACTCATGATCGTCAATGCATCATTAACAGTATTCACCATGGAATTTGCAGCATCTTCATTATCCTGCTTAGATTTTTTTAGCCCCTCATTTAACTGCTCAATTGCTAATTTACCGCTATGCCCAAGCCTATCAATTTCTTGAGCCGTTTTACCAACAGCATCCGCAATATTTTGTGCAATGGTACCAGCGGCCCCTGAAATTGATTGCCATTCATCAGCGCTGACCTTACCTTTTGATAAAGCCTTATCATAAGCATTGATTGCAGACGCTGCCTTATCAGCTGCTGTTGCATTTCGCACAAATGCAAAGCTTAAGCTGTCTGTTATATCTAAGGATTCTTTTAAGGAATAACCATATCCACCACGCAAATTATCACTTGTGGCAATGAATAGCTCTTGAGCCTCTGCCAACGATCGAAATGACGTTTCTGTTGATTTCAATAATCTTTGTTGAACATAATCATATTCCTCAAGATTATTGGTGGCCATCTTAACGCGCTCTGCCATTGCTTTATAATTGTCACCAATATCAATTAATGACTTCGCACCTTGAAAAGATAAGAATCCTGCAATTGTCGATTTAAATGCGAGACGTGTTGCCTCTGCTTGTGCCTCTAATTGCTGCAAAGATCGTTGCATTTCACGTGTATTACGCTCGGTTTGACGAGCAGCTCTATTCAATCCTTCTGTATACTGAGCTGTCTTTGCAATCAGATCAATTGTTAATGTACCTAAGCTGCTCATTCAATCACCGTATTTGGATTAAGCGTTAATAATAATTTGGCTTGTCCCGACAGTTGAGTGTCAGTCTTTGACGTTTGTTTAGCCTCAGGAACTAGCATGCCTTTTTTGGTCATATATGCGACCCAAACATTAAACTCATTAATGGTTAAATTTCTTTTTGCTTCCGCAATGGTGCGACCACCTACACCCATAAGTACCAGTTCGCACCATAACTCATCTTCATTACTTAGGGTTTCATCTTTCCCGTAACATTTAACTCATTACATAAATCCAATAACTGAAACCAAATATATGCTGGCAATTCTGCAATCTGCTCAATGGTAAAAATCTCTTTACCTTTTTCATTCAAAATTGCTTTGGATACATTGTTATAAAGCGCTTCTTTATTGGTTTTGACATCACCATCCATGACATCGCTGCATGAAAGTATTTTTACATACACATCAGCCGTTTCTTCACCATTCTCTGTTTTCACAATAATTTGGCGCTTTTGCGATTGCCCAACCTGGTTTTGTAGCAATAAATCTTCTAATCTCATTTCAACTCCCTAAAACTCATATAAAAAAGCCCCTATTTAATTGGGGCGATAATCACTACATAGATTTCTTTAAAGTCATTTTTGGCTTACCTGACACCTCAATTTTGGCATCATTTCGAACCACTTCATCTTCACCCAAAGTTGGGTTAAACGCTTTTAATGCACCAACAAATGAATACCAAGTACGTGTTGTTGGCAGCGTCACTTTCTCTTCATCAACTGTTGGATCAATACCAAATCCATCATCTAAACCAATGATGTATTCCATTTGCTCTTCAGTGTCAGAATTTGCCAAATTCGTTAAGTATTGATGACCTTCATCATTTGGATCTAAAATGACTGTAAATGTTGCCTCACCACTATCAGCCAGCCCCATTTTCTTTTTATGGGATTTATCTTTAATGGTTGTCACATTAATCTGATTTCGGCTGACTTCAGGAAATGTAATGGCTGTTACATCATTAATTTCAACGATCTCACCGGTTGCCTTCTTCATATACAACTGTGTACCTTGCGTCCAAATGCCGCGCTCTTCTGTTTTGCTGCCTTTACTCATATAAATCTCCTGTTATAAAACTGACATCTTGTGAAATTCTGTAATGCTTTGTTTCTGGCTCACGCATTGGCCCAGCACTATGCAATACATAGCCGATTCTTTCTAAGCGTTGATTGAATAATTTTTGAATCTGCAATGCTTGACGTTCATCACTCGAGTAAATATCAAACTGAATACGTGAACGATTGTTTTTTGTTTTATTACCCATTGTTTGGGTTGGTACTTTACTAATGATTTGCCACGTCACATATGGCAATGACCCGTCCAATGGTGCCAATCCACCACTGAATATTTGAGGCATTCCTTTATGTGTCAATAGTTTTTTAAGCTCATCATCTTGATAAAAAAGATTAAAAATAAGCTGGTTCATTTACTCACCTTATCAATCTGCTTTTTAATTGCAGATGCAAACTTATCCACAGCAACAGCCTTATTCTCATCAATCGCTGGCCGTAAAAATGGCCGTGCGACAATATGTTGAGTACCAAACTCAAGGAATCGCCAATAAAAAGTATCGCCGCCCTTACCACCTTTACCATTTTGCTTCGCCCCACCTGCAATACCAACTCGATACTTTACATTCCCCGTTTTTCTAAATGCCTGCCTATCAAATCGAGCCACAACATTTTTAGAAATATCATTTGCTGTCGATGGATCATCGATGGCCTTTGCTTTAGCTGCTGCCGATTTCTTCACAACATTTGCGGACTGTAATAATGCAGAACGAGCTGCTTTAAGCTTTCCTGCATTTTCTAATTTTGTAAGTCCACGTAAAATATCATCCACACCATTGATTTTCATTGATTACACCCAATAAAAAAGCCCCTTTCGGAGCTATGTTGTCATGCCTTTTTCAACCAATAACGTTAACCATTGCAATCCTGATTGATTGTCTGGCAATACTGCTGCAATTTTGTAATGTTCATCCCGAAAGATCACACGCATTTTTGCTGTGATTTTCGCATCAAATCGGAGTTGGATACGTGCAACCACTTTAGAATGTTCTGCATTGGCAGAAATCACTGCATTGCCACTTAGTGGCTCTACTTTAGCTGCCACATCTTTTCGATAATCTTGCCAAACAATTTCCTGAAAACCATTGTTTGACATGGTTTGATTTTGTAGCGTAATTCTATGCCTCAATTGCCCTGCTCTCATTACACTCCCATTTTAATCCGATATGGATCCAATAATGCTTTGGTACCAAATTTAAGCGGCGATGTGATCGATCCAACAATTTCATTTTCTCGATTTTCATAAAGAGTACCTAATACCAATAGCACTGCCGCTTTAATTGATGAATTAATGACTATGTCTCGTTGCATTTTACGGTCATGCTCATGTGCAATGATTGAACGATTCAAATACTTTGCAGCATATTCAATCGCCGCCTCAATCTGCATTTGAATCAGCTCATCTTCACTGTCATGATCAATACGTAAATGTTGTTTGGCAACACTTAAATCAATCATAATCACCTACTTATTTTTTGTTTTGGCTTTAGTCTTAGCTTTATCATCTTCAGGCTTATCCACTGAATCTGGTTCTTCACCATCATCTTGTGGTGCTTCAGATGCTTTCAAAGCCGTTGTAAGTTGAGCATTCAGGTCATTTAACTGCAATTGTAACTCTGCAATCTTTGTGTCTTTTTCAGCAATAATAGCCTCAAGACTTGAGGCTTTTAACTTTAGCTCATCAAGTGCTTTGCTTTCATCGGGCACTAACTGATCAGGCATTTCAGAACCTTCTAAAAATTTTGCCAACCCATTTTTGATTAAATCTTCACCGTGTGCATTCGTTGTTTCAAACTCATCATCTACAGCAACAACTCGTTTTTCATGTTGCACATAAAATGTATTCAATGCCTTTAATTTCATATTTCACCTTACAAAAGAAAGGGGCTAAATCGCCCCTTATTGGTTAATCACTTGATGCGCTGAGGGTAAAATCACCATGAATAAATGATTCAGGACGATACAATGCCAGCGCTAAACGCTCTTCACAGCGAACTGTGATCATGTTTTTCTCAAAATCATCATTGTTCTCTGTCGAGATCACCACATTGGCATCTTCACGATCAAAGATTTGAGCACCACCTGCGAAACCACCAGTTAAAAATTTACCAAGAAATGCAGCAATTTCTGTTTCAACTACAGGTAATCCCCATAAGCTTGGCACCGCTAATGCCGATGGATTACCAAAGATATAGCGGCCCACATCATCTTTTAATGTTTCCACTTTTGCCCAATCCGTGTAGTGCATCACGATACCGCTAGCAGGTAAACGGGCTAATTGAGATTGCAACATTGCCAAACGAATATCATCGATTGCGGTATGTTTGCCTGCTTTAAAGTCAGCCTTGAATTTTGTCGCCTGAGGCACAATGCCTTTCAAATTAACGCCCGTACCATCACCAAACAAAATCTGCTGTTCTTCCACATATTTCAAGCCATAACGTAATTCTGCATCAACTAAAGATTTTAATTGAGGAAAGTCATCCATAACCTGTTTAGATGCCTTGAACAAATGTGCAATTGTGGCCACACCGGTGAGCTTTGTTGCAAACTCAATCTCTGACTCAGGTTTTTTGGTATTTTCAGCCACCGTAGCAGCATTATTGGTAAAGCCCGTTTGTTGAACCCAAGAAATGGCAGGCTGAGTTGTTTTACCTGGTGTGATTAAATCACGAATAAACAAACGTTGTTTTGCCTGTTGCATAATGCCAGGCACACGATGAGGCTCAATAACACCTTCAGCAACATCAGATGAAATGAGTGCGGCTCGAGGTACAGAAATACTAATTCTGCCACGTTCATCTGAACGCACTTTACTTGCAAATGCTTTCACTTCATCAGACTCAATCAACAAATCACTCGCCGCTTTCACTGAATTTGAACGGGCACTAAAATCAGCATTAACAAACAACTGTTCAGCCTCACCCAATCTTGCTTCTAAAGCATTCAATTGAATGCGATCTTTATTCTGATCCGCCAGCATCTTATCTACAGATGCTTTTGTTTCTTCACTCAATGTGCCACTTTTCTTTGCCTGAGCCAATGCGTCCTCAGCCAATTGACTCAATTTTGAATCACGGTTTTCAAGTGACGCCTTAAGCTCATTTAACATTTCTAATTCTTTACTCATACAATCATTCCTTTATGATTTAAATGCTTTTAATAAGTCGGCAATACCATTTGCCAATTCACTTCTTTGAGCAGCGTCATGCGTACTCGATTGGGCAGCGTTACGCGTACCCTTTTTAATATCTGCTAACAACTCACGCCGTTTAGAGCGTGGTAAGCCTTGTTTGGCCAATAAAAGATCAACTTTATGTGCGGCAATCACGCCATCTTCTTCTAATGTCAATTCTGTATTTTCAAACAATGATGTGGCAATTCCCATTTCAATCGCTTGCGTGCCGCCAATATAGGATTCTTCGTTCATCATTTTGATGATTTCATCTTTCTTCATATCCATACGCAGCGCATAAATGTCCGCCATGGCGTTATCAAATTGTTCTAATTTATTGGCTGTTTCTCGCAGCTCATCTTTATTGCCATATGTGAAAACCCAAGCATTGTGAATCATTAAAAATGAAGATTCCGCCATGTAAATATCATCACCAGCCAATGCAATTAATGATGCCGCTGATGCAGCAATACCCATGATTTTTGTAGTTACTTTTCCACTGTATTGACGCAATGCATTATAAATCGCCACACCTTCAAACATACTGCCACCAAAGCTATTGATATTCACAACAACATCGGCACCGGCAGCCATGTCTAACTTTCGATTCACTCGCTCAAATGTCGTATCACTTGATTCCCAATCATCGCCAATCTCACCAAGAATATTAATGTCTGATAAGTTTTGTGCTGCCAGTGGTGACCACATTTCTTTTGCTTTGATTGACACTTCACTACTCGCTTTAAGCTGTTCTGCGAGTTTTAATAATTTATTCATAATTTCCCCCAACTTTTTCAAGCGGAATCATTGCAGATTGAACTGTGTAAGTATCACCACCTTCCATTTTTGGTAGATCCTCTTTTTCTCTCACTTCATTTCTACTCATCCAACCATTTGACACAGCCTGTGTGTAATATGCAGATCTTGCAGCACTGTCCGCTCTTAAGAATCCTTCATAATTGAATTTGACAAACAATCGCCCTTGATCCTCTGGCCGTACTAAACATTTAGCAATCGATTCCTCAATGTTTCTTAATATGGGTAATAACGTATATGTTAAAAATTGTTGATTCAGTGCTTCTAAACTAGATGCCCATGAGCTTTGTTTTGTCATGTATCCAATTAAAACCGGCGGCACTTTAAAGAGACGGCAAATTTCTTCCACATCATAACCACGCGTTTCTAGCAATTGGGATTGTTCAGGATTAATGCTGATGCCTTGGTACTTCATACCCGCCTCAAGCACCATCAGTTTTCCTGAGTTTTTAGACCCCGTAAATTTTGAAAGACTCGCTTTAATCTCTTCCCTTTGCTCATCAGTTAATATGGAATCAACAGTTAAAGCACCACTGATTGTCATGCCACCTTTAAAAAAGTTCGACGATGCTTCACTCGATGAAATTGCAGCACCAATGGCATCACGCCCCACATCAAAAACATCTAAACCCAGCATGCCATCTAAACCAAAGCCGCGAATATGCCAGATCTGATCACTATTTCTGATTTGCTCTTTTTCATTGCGCATAAATTTGTATTGAAGCTTGCCATTCACTAAGTCAATGCTGATGATGTCCTGTGGCAAAATTGGATGCAGATTAATGAGACGATTTCCAATCATCTTCTTTTCAAAATACGCATTCCCCTTAATACTCAAACTGGCCACGAGAAATTCAAGCAACTTCGTAGGTGTCTGTATCAAATTGGGCTGAATTGACAAAACTCGATACAGATCTGAGTCTTTAGCCTCAACGCGTGAACCATCTGCTTTTTTTTCATATACCTTCAGTGGCATTGTTGAAATGGTTTCTGAAAGCAATCTAACACATGCCCAAACCGTTGAAACTCGCATAGATTTATCAAGTGTCACCGTTTGTCCACTCATAGAGGTGCCAAAGCTATCTGTTACGATCTTTAATGCAGCTTGAACCTTTTGGTCAGCGTATTGATCTGCACCTGCCATTTTTAATAATGTTCGCTTTATTAATCCCTGTTTTTTCATATACCAACCATGATCATTTTTCCTGTGAAATCACTCATTTTTGATTTACTTTCAGGGTTCATCGACATCAAACTCACCGCGTTAAATGTTGCAATGAGTGGATCTATTTTTGATTTACCACTAGATTGTTTAGTGATGAGCGCATTATTGCCCCGAACTTCAACACGAGCATTACCCACACACCACGCCATCATTCTCTGATTTGCATGAAATAATTCACCTGCTGCCAACTTCCGTTCAGTGGTTTGTGTATAGCCTGCTAATTTATAGCCCTGGGATACGCCAACAATTAAATCTTCCGGGACACCTGCATCAATGATTCCATCAATGAGCCCACCAATCATTAATGGATCTAGCCCAACCTTATCCAGTTTGCCCGCTTTATAAATCGCCCCACAAATTTCACCAAATTGATTGCAGTCATCACCTGAGCGTTTAATGATTGTCAAATCCCCATCATTTTCATAATCTCTCAACTGTTCTGCGATATTTGCCCGAATTTCTAAAACTTTTTCATGACACCAGGCATGATTCCAAAGTAACCATTTCTTGGTTTTCTTCTCACGACCTAATACGGCCATTCCAAGCAAATCATCAAGTCCACCGCCATCACCACCAACCGTCACAACTTCGCTGCGTTCAATCAATTCATCAAGCGTTAATACCTTGAGTGCCTGTTGTTCCCAATAATCCGCACCATACCAGCGTTTATTTCTAAGGTTTAAGCCAATCTCAATGTTTGCGTGTTTAGCAAAGAAATCCCTTAAAGCCTCTTCACCGCTTTCCTTAGCTTTTTCATATTCTGTTAGCAAATAACGTTTACTAACAGATACGCCAAGATTTGGATTCGTGATGTACCAATACTCAGGATCTTTATATTTTTCCTTTTCAATGTACTCTTTCGGAAATTCGTACAAAACTGGCAAGAAACTTGGATTATCAATCGTGCCATCTCGAACCGCTCGCGCATAATTCAACATGGATGCCATCACGCCACTTGGTTGCTCATCCGATTGAGTTGTCAACCAAATTGTGAAACCTTCTGGCCTTGATGCTAAACCGCCTCGAGCTTCTCGCAACATACTTTCTGCCCCATTTATTTTTCCAAATAAATGAACTTCATCGATCAAAATAAATGAGGCTTTTTTACCACCCACTGTGTTGGTATCGGCGGCAACAACTTTTAATGTTGAGTTGGTCACGCGATGTGTGATTGTGCGCGTATGCTCTGAAATGTTAAATAGCGCCTGTAATTCGGGATCTGCTTTGATCATATCCCGCGTGGGAATGAATGAGTTGTCAGCCACTTCCTTAGTTGGTGCCAATATCAATAGCTCCGCAGAATTACGCCAATTGAGAATCAAAGCCGTCAGCATAATGCCAGCCGCAATTGTTGATTTTGTATTTTTCTTACTAATCAGCAAAAAGAACTCATTAATGAGTCGCTCACCTGTTTGAGCATCATAAGCTCCAAATATCGCGGCAACAAAATCAAACACCCAATCCAATGTGACATCACCAATCTTTGGGCTTCCTGCCACATCAACTAGCACCAACTCTTTAAAAATCCGTAATGCTAATTCTGATTGCTCGGGAAATAATGGCTGACACGGAATGAGTGATTGCTTATTGACGATTCTAGATTCCCAATCTTTACATGCCGTCGTCCATTTCATATTAATTTAGCGTTGGGGGTTTCATTGTGCTGAACTTACCACCCCCTTTTGCAATCCCCTCTGCCGTATTCGCACGATTTTCTTTAACGCCTATGTCACCTTTTTTAGAATGAACATATGGCAATGCAGCTTTTGCCGCTTCCATTCGCGTTCCCATTTCTTCAAATTCATCATCCATACGATCTAATAAAAATTGAAGAGGATCTCTTGTATCCTTGTAGCGTTTAATTTGTTCAGTCGTCCCAACAGGCACAAAATCCGCTGGGTTTTCATTTAACTTTTCTTTAACAGAGCCTAATTGCTCAATGTAAGAAATAATCTCTTTTTCTTTTGCTAAACGTGAACCTTGTTGCGCTGCTGAATTTTCACTATAACCCGCTTGGATAGCGGCGTCTTTATTACTCAGCCCTTGCAAAATTCCACGAGCAAATGCTTTCTTTTTATCGCTCAACATTTCCGTGAAACCTTTAACAATTTTGTAAAAACAGGATTTTTTTTGTGCGTGAGGTGGGGGGTGGTCTAGAAAAAGTTCACAAAAAAACTTTAACCATACCCCCTACCCATATGATTTTATTAGGTTATTTAGTGGTGTTAAAACCTGTTAAACTTTAACACTCAAATGTTAAATATTAACCTTTGTTTTCTTCTTTCTGTTTGATTGAACTGTGGCAAGATGAACACAATGATTGCCAATTATTTCGATCCCAAAATAAAGCCTGATCACCACGATGTGGTTCAATGTGATCCACAACATTCGCGGCGGTTATGATCCCATTACGTTCACAATAAACACACAAAGGATTCTCTTTGAGAAATAACTCACGAGCCTTCTGCCATTTATAACCATAACCACGCTTCGCACTGCTTTGCTTATGATCACGCCATGATCCATTACTAACAGTCAATCGATTGCCGCTTTCGACTTTTAACCGTGATTGTAATCGTTTTAACTTAGCCATTATTTACTTAACTGTCTGAGTTGTTGTTTGATTTCACCATTGTCACGCTCTAACACCCCAACTCTTTTAGACAACTCCTTGACCTCATCTTGAAGTGAACGCTGTGCCATTTCATATGATTCTAGCTTAACTACAACAACTGCAACCTGCTTTGACATGGCCACAATCTCACGTTGAGTTTCTTCTTGGCGTCTATTGGTATCTGCTTGTGAGCTTATGACAATTCCGGCTAAGATGCTTGCCATACCTGTGAATGCCCAGAACTGATATTTTTCAAATGCTGTTTTTAAATTGTCTGCCATAGCGGCTTCCTTATCTATGCCGCTATAGGGCGTTTACAATCTCTATCGTATTTAATGATGTGCGATAGAATCCATCTCTTTGTTTCTAATGTTAATTGATCTTTGCGACTAATTGACCCTCGTTCCCATCCCGCACAGTTAATCGCCGCATAATCAATCTCTATATGCCTTGTGGCGCTCGAGCAGCTTATCAACATCAGACTCACTGCTAGTATTGATACTGTTTTTATCATCTTTCGTTTTCTTCTCTTGATCGTTGATGAATTGCAGCTCATCATGCTTGCTTTTATGCTGCTTGATTTGCTCATTTTGTTTTTCGATCTTTCGGTTCTTACTTTTGAGTAAGGCATAAAAAAGGGCGGTTAAAACGCCCCATGCGATCAGCAGATACAATCTAAGTTTACGCATGATCTTTATCTCTTTTCATGGCAACAAAGCCTTTTGATGTAGCCGTTAAAGTCGCCATACTGGCAATAATAAATGCAAGTTCACTTGGCACATTCAGATCAAAAAACATTGCAGCAAAGAATCCACCACATAACGTAATCGCACTCATCATCTGAATAGTATTTGTCGTACTCAATCGCCCATTGTCATTTGTGAATAACTGCTTTATTTCCATCTAAATCTCCATATAAGCTCAGGCGCATGCCACAATTAGCAGTATCTAACCGTGGCATGACTGATCTTAGAAATTAATTCTGTAGCATAAATCTTCGTATTTTCGATCAGGGATTGGGCTCACAATCAACGAATGGCGCTCTGTCACATTGATATCCATGAGATCCAATAACTCATCAGACTCTGATTTAGTACTAGAAAATAGAACCGCCTTTCTAGATCCCAATTCTTTGAATAAATGAATGGCATCAACAAGCTTAAACCTTGCATCATTCTTGGCTGAATATCCCGTTTGATTGGTCATGATGTACGGCGGATCTACAATAAAAACCGTATTTTCATGACCAGGGTATAAACTCAAAAGCTCTTTATAATCCATCCTGACACGTTCTACATTGGATAAGTAATCCTCGGCATTCAGCGGATTTTTAGGCGGGCTGATGTACCATGTTTTGTTGGCCAATGAATCAAAAGAGTGGCAATAATTGCCTGAGAATAAAAGCCAACTCGACACGGTAATAAAATCTGTTGTACCAGATTCTTTAATCAATTTAAGTATGCCGTCTTTGGCTGCCCCACTTAATTTCGTACCTTTCTCAAAGACACTACACGCCTTGGCAATCTTTTGGCGCAAAGCTTCAGTTTGTTCAATTTGATTCAATCGCTCCTGATAGTTATCAAAATCATTCCAAATCACACGAGCATTCGGATTATTTCTTTTGATCTCATGCGACAATATGCCACTGCCGCCGAATAGATCAATCACAGTCATATGATCAAAATTGATTTCGTTAATCAAACGCAGCCAATTTCTCTTTTGGCCTAAAAATGGTAATGGAGCTTTTGTATATTTCTTCATGAACACCTCATTATTTTGATGCTCGAGGCATTCAACATTAGGCGCTCTAGGCACTCACTTCTTTAAAATATTCATAGATTTACATCTAGGACATTTTATTTTTAATACGCTGTATTCAGCATCACATAACTTCTTATTACAATTTGCACATCTCACTTCTGTTAAAACTTTCTTTTTTCTTTCCATATTAACCTGATAAAATTACTGCCCCTGCAGGGGGCGGCCTTGCGTTTATGCGCAATGGGTTAACTGGTTCTGTCAGTTGACTACTGTAAGAAGTGTTGGCGCATTTCTTACAGTGCCGTCTTAGCAGGCTTCTACTGCTTTGCCTACATTCGTTTCTAAAACTGTGGATATTTGGCTGATACTGGCAACTCAAAATGCGGACCATCCGCAAATGCTCGTTGGCCATTACGTATACGTTGATCAACATACGCCTGCTGCGCTTGCTTTGTTGTCATGCCCTGAATATCAGAAAGCAACTTATCCCAAACGCCGCCCCAACGCACAGGAATCTTTAATTCAATCGATGCTTGGCGTACAGCTTCCGCAATTGCATAGCATCCATCCCAATCCCAGCGAAGTTGGCCATGAATCAGCGGTACTAAGTCCACAGCATGAGCATAGCCATCTTTGCCTATTAAATGACGGGAACCATGCAATGTGGTCGATGTACCTTTAGCATAATAGGCTTTTTGTTTCGTGATTGATCGAACACCTTCAAAGACTGTGAAATCTTGCTGAGTGATCTCAATGGCTCGTTCTACAATTGCAACTAAATCAGGATGAACCCCGATTAAATTATTCTTTGATTTTTTCCCTAACTTAAACCCCATATTTCACCCACAAAAAAGCCCCAATTTAAGGGGCTATTGAAACTCTCTAACTCATATCATCAATATCAATAATTCTATCTACCAACGTCACGACAATATTTTCAAATAATTTATCCCATCCAATTGAAAAACTTGTATATGTACCAATATCATTTAAGTATGCTTTAAATAAAAAATTTTCGTCATATATCAAGAAACGATCACTATCAGGTACAAGCTTGTTTAATTCTTTATTTTTAAGATTAATTTTTTCTAATAATGCATTCATTTCACGCGCCTTACTTGGCAAACTAAGGTGTTTAGTATCAGAACTACCAAACCAATATATATATTTACGAAAAAGTTCAACATTTAAGATAATAAGAGATATTTTCTTACATTCAATATCATATTTTTTTCTATAAAAATAACCTCTAACTAACAAGGCACTCTTCAAAATATCAGCCTGCAAGGTAGGAAATGTTTGTTTAGATAAAATAGCAAATTGATCTTCACCAAACTCTAAATATCTCGTTAATAAACTAATATTCTCCCTTATTGAAAGCAATGCCAGCAATGCTTGCTGCCTTTCTTGATTTAAACTTTCTTTTCTTGATTGTTGCTTATGTGCATGTACAGTAAAATATGCTGCGAAAACAGCCATTAATCCAGCAAGTAATGATCCATGATCTTTAGCAAAATCATAAAACGAAACACCCCCCATAATCTCAGAGCCAAAAAAAGCAACAAGAGATATCCCAAAGCACACCACAACAAAATAAATGAAATATATAACCACTTGTTCAATCTTATTATTCATCATCAGCTCTTAATTAAATAAAGCTGATTATAACGTACAAGCACCACCTGCACAGCTATTGTCCTCAACCTCTTCATAAGACTGTTTTTCAACTTTAGCTACTTCAACTCGCTTTGAAGCGCATAACACACAATCATCACCTGATTGATCATTGAAGAATGATTCTAATAACTCTTTTTTACATGTATTGCATTTTCTCATAATCAATCGCCCCACAATGTAATCAATAGAGATAGCCAGGGCTTACATAAATGCAGAGGCATCCTGGGCAAATTTGGTGTGCCTTGTTGGACTCGAACCAACGGCCGCTCGATTATGAGTCGAGTGCTCTAACCAACTGAGCTAAAGGCACTATGTTCGTTGATATGCTCAACGATAAGCAATTGCGCATCGTCACCTGATGCAAGGATATTGCCCTGAAGTATTATCGGAGGAATTCATGCAATATTGCTGGTGTTTATTTGCCATGTATTAGAGCTCTGAGTAGCACCGCCAGCTGGCTCTTTCAGATTCATGGACTACTATGGTCGCAGTCGTATGTGTTTCTGATATTTATGCTTTATTTCAGGCATAAAAAAAGACCGCATTTAATAAACACAGTCTCTGACAATATTCATATACTACCATATGAAGTTTAGTTTGCAATAATATAAATAATTAATGTGTCATATTTTTTATCCTAAGTTGAAGCTCTGGAAGAATATACGCTTCAATATATTTTCTATATGTTTCAAAAATTATTCCATAGTTTGATGGCTCGATATACTCACCATACTCCTCATGTATTAGAATTTTGAACGGTAGACGATTATGATCGCCTATCTCACTATCCATTAATTCTAAAAACATACTGAACTGTTTTAAATTATGAAACAAACTATAATCGTTGCCAAGATTGTAATGATTATAAGAATCAACATATCTAGTAACAATTGAAAAAATCGGACTACTGTTCAAAAATATATCTAATCTTTTTAACTCATCGCCAATATTATTGAAATGCCCCTTTTTCATTTTGTCATAAAAAACCATTTCTGCCATTTCGATATTACTATCATACAAAGATAGGGAAAATGCATATGCAATCTTTGCTAAGCTATCTAATGCGCTTTCTTGCCTTCTATTAAATGATTCTCTATTGATTAAATCAATACTATTGAATATTAAATCCTTAGTTGTTTTATTTTGATTACTAATAACCCAAGCCACCCCAAGTATTGCCATGATAGCCCCAATAAATGACCCGTGATCTTTAAAAAGCTTATATAAACCATGCTGACTCAAACTATCATAATCTGTCGCAGCCAAATAAAACAAATAAGCCGCACCAACCACAACCAATCCTGAAACCATTCCAGCAACAATATACTTCCAATAAATCTTACTGAACACTCGCACCTCTATTATTTTTAGACACAAAAAAGCCCCTATTTATGGGGCGATTATACTTCAAAGACATTTAAATCAATACCGATAGCCGCTCTTTTGCCCTTCTGATTTGGTACATGCTAATATTTAAATTCAATCGTTTGATGGTGGTGACAATTGATTCATTATTCTTACGCTCCATGTACAATTGACTCAATACCACAGCATAGCGGCGATTAATTTTGTCACCATTCTTCATCTGCTCAAATGCTCTAATCACAGCCAATGCCATTTCAGGTGCTTCATGACAACCAACTGGTGGCGTGCTTTTTGGCGGCACCCTTGGATTATCCATTGTGGCCATCGGCGAATCGCCATAGCCAATGCTTGTTAATCGCCATCTTGCCCATATTTCTAATGCTCTATCCGCATGCTTTAACTTTACACGCGTATGACTACGTACCTCAACTTGCTTTCGTTTTTGCTCAATGAATAATTCACTTTTAGGTGTACGGTAGCCAACAACCTCACCACCTTTTTTAATTACGCCATGTTCAATCACAACCCTATTTCCCCCATACCAACATTGCCGCATCACGACCGTGGTTATTCGTTTGGCCAATCCATCCCGTTAATTGATTAAATCGTTCTGCATCTAGCTTTTTTGCATTCGACTTTGGGCTGACCAACATATATCTAAATCCATGCTTTTTAGCAAAGTCTTCCCATATTTGGCTATCACGTTTAACACTGCCAGCACCCTGCAATCTTGCTGTATTGCCTTTGTTGTAACCACCCCATCTGAGTTTTCTAGCATCTTCAATGTATAAAATGGGATCTTTATCTTGATATTCCAAACACATATCCATTGCATCTAAAATGCTATATGAAGTCACAACAATGAGCTTCTGATTTTGTGAGATTGCAAAGCCTGTATTTACACCGCAATCAATGCCAATCGCTATACCCATAGTGCCTCCTCTTCTTTTAATAGTTGATTCACCTGATCGAGGAGCGCACGTTCTGTGCCAAATTTTCTTTGCCAGACCTCAGGGCCATCATGAAAAGAAACGCCGTATCCACTTTGCCTGTGATGCTTTTGACACAGTGGTAATACTTCATAATTAGATGCTCTTTGGCTCATGCCTTGTCCATCACGGATATGATGAATTTCAGCAGGACTTCTACCATATCCAAGATTACGGCATACGATACATCCAAGATCCGCAACTCTACTCATATGCTTTTGTTCACTTTTTTTCATAAATAGCCCATACCATCACCATTGATTTGATTAATTGCATATCTCTTCCCCCATTTGCTTCATAAACTCTTTAAAATTAAATCCACGCTTTGGCAATGGCTGATGCTCAATTTCAATCACAAATTCTGGCAACTCACCCCCAGCATTTAAATATTCTTCAAGCGCCGCAATTCCTTTTTTCACCAATGCTTCTGCTTTTGCATGCGTTGCTGTTTGCAACTCACCACCAATAATCCCCATGATGAATAATGCTTCTCGCGTTCTTTGTAAACCGCGTTGCTTAAGCGCTGAGTCAGATGACCAGTAGACGCATGTTGCAAACAAAACATCAAAATCAAAACGCTCATCTTTGCAGTACGCTAAAAACTCAGGCAATGTTGGCGGAAAGGTTTTGCCACTCTTTGCAACTTTCTCTAAACCACTCATCACTTGCTTTGCTGTGAGTCCTGACAATCCTGCTTTCCATGCCAAATTCTCACTGGCCACTTCACCAAAAGAATTAATCCATAGCTCACCATACATTTGGCTCATGAATTCCCAAATTTGCTCAAGCGCTTGGATTCTGCGCTGCTCTTTGCGCTCTTGCTCTCTCATTTGCTGCCCGTACTCGTTCGGGTGCTGACAATTTACGGTTTGGATTACTTGAATGGGTTGCATGATTAACTCCTTCTGCTACTGGACGATTGGCATATTTGTTTTCATAAACTTGAATAAATTTGTTAGGGCGTACAAACCACGTGAAGTCCATCACCCAACCTTTATCGCCGCCACCTTTCAAAAAATTGGATTGACTGGCGATCTCAATTGCCTCAAGTACTTTCTCTAGCGTGAATTCCTTGATGCGGGCTTTTAATAACTTATCGCGTTGACTGCCTGGAGTGATTGCTTTAATTGGCGTAAATCCTGCGGCGTTCCATTTGTCGATAATTTGCTGATAAATATTTTCGTCTGTATTACTACTACCACTACTAATAGGTTCAGAAGAGTGACTGATTCTATGTGCAGCTCCTGCACCACCCCCTCGTGCATCTGCTGCACCACCTAGTGAATCTCCTGCACTACCCCCTAGTGCATTTCCTGCACCACCTACATCATTTGATTTATCTAGTGTCAAATGGTATAAATTTGATTGCTTCTCGTTGTTTCTGATTCGATTTTCGACACGAAGCAGGCCCATATCTACCAGCGCTTTAATGTGTCCTATTACGGACCGTTTGCTGATCTCGCACTGATCAGCAATATGCTGGTAGCTGGGCCAACATTCACCTAAATCACTGGCATTGTCCGCCAACTTCAAAAGAACAAGTTTACGCAATGGATTACCCACTTTGATTTTCATTGCTTTAACCATTAATTCCATACTCATATGGACTACCTCGCAATCCAATATTCTTTAAAAATCGTCCCTGTCTTAGGACACTTCACATACTCGGATGTGATGTTATGGCCGCGGCGTTTGAGCTCACTGATTCGTGAACGTAATTCGGTTGTATGAAATAACACTTTTGCCGAATGCACTGAAATACGATTACCCGCCTCCAGGTACATTAAAATTTGCTCACGTTTACCAATTCTTTTCGGTTTTTCCATCTTATTTCTCCTCTTCTGCTTTAGCTGGTTGTTCACCAAACACATCAGGACGCAAATCATGTCTTGATATACCTGTAATCGATTCAATTTTTAAAACATATTCCGCTGGAGGCGCTTTCTTAAATCGATGAACCCAAGAACCAATATGCCCTTGTTTAATACCTAATTTTCTAGCGAGGGCCGTTTGCCCTCCAGCTCTATCGATAGCCTCCATTAATTTTGCTTTCATTACCCACCTTTGTTATTGAAAATAACAATGATTATAACTAATGCTATTAATATTTCAATAGCAAATGTAATTTGTAGAACAATAACTATTGTTATAAACTTAAATAATGAATAAATTTAATTGTTTGAGGTAACTATGGAATTGAAAGATCGCTTAAAACAGGCTAGAGCTGCCAAAAAGCTATCTCAGGCCAAACTTGCTGAACTCGCTGGTGTTACTCAGCCAACAATTATGTTTATAGAAAATGGCAGAAATAAGGGATCGTCTAAAATTGTAGATATCGCAAATGCATTAGACGTATCACCAGATTGGCTATTACATGGCAAAGAGATGAGTAATGCAGAAATATCAAAAATACCTGTCGGCGAATGGGATGAATCTGCACCTCTAACTGATGAAATCGTCGCGATTCCTTATTTAAATGGCTTTTCATTATCAGCAGGTACAGGTGCGGTAAATTCTGACTTGCCATACTGTGGCGCCAAATTATGGTTCTCAAAAGCATTCCTTAAAAGGAGAAGTACAGATATATCGAAAATCTTTAGCATCGATGTTAAAGGGGATAGCATGTCACCAAAATTCGAAAGTGGCGGCATTGTCATTATAGACTCAGCCAATAACACGCTAGAAGATGGTAAAGTTTTCGCAATACATTACGATGGGCAAGACTTTATTAAGACATTACGCTGGATGCCTTGTGATATGGTATTAATCGAATCGGAAAACCCGATATATAGATCTTTTGAAGTGCCTTTATCAGAAGTGACCATCATTGGTCGAGTGATTGCCTACCAACGAGAAGAGTTTTAAAAACTATAGGACTACTATTGATAACTACGTCAATATATATGAGCGCCCGTCGATAGCATAAAATTATGACTACGATTTATATAGAAAATCAATTTTTAGATCCATTTTTTCATCCTAGCATTGATAGTATCTCCACTATATGTCAATATATACCCATTAATAGTTCCATAATTAGGAATATATATGATATTTACTAGAGTCAAGATCGACAATCTTTTTTGTTTTAAAGATACTGAGATTAGTTTTACCTACCCTAAAAAAAATCCTGATAGCATTATTGAGCACGAATATTTAATGGGAGCTGAAAATTTTAGATTTAAGCGCTTATGCATTATTTCTGGCGCTAATGCTTCAGGAAAAAGTTCTTTTGCAAAAATATTACGCCTGTTAGTCAATATAGTACACACTGGTAGAAGAGTTGCAGAAAGTAGCTCTATTCTCAATGCATCAGATGAAAATAAGCCTGTACTAATTGACTTTGATTTTGTACATCCATCGAAAACAATGTTGACATTTAAGTCACTATCTCTAGAGTTCAATAACGGAATAGCTAAATTTCGTTATGCAGAAGCACCTATTGGAAAAAATGATAGCGTTGAAAAATGTGAGGAAAAAATACATAAATTATTCCAAAGCAAAAAGTCTCGAGGAGCTCATATTTATTTGGATAACTACAGTGATGATAGTTACCATAACAAATGGGATATCCTAGAAACACTACTAAAAAAAGAGCTGATCGATAATTCCATTCCTATGATTTGGAATACTATTATTTCGGATATAATGGATTCATCTAAACATGACATTAATGGAAATGACTCTAATTATAAAAACCGTCTTTTAATGATCTTACAAACTTTTGACCCTTCAATAAACAAAATAGAAGAAACTTTTGTAATTAATGAGAAAAAAAAGAAGGAAGTTACTGGTTATAGAATATATTTTCAAAACGGAAAATACTGTGCTATAAATGAAAACGGTGTCGTAAATCACGAATATAAATTCTTATTATCACAAGGTACCTATCAAGGGATATCTGTTGCAGGATTTATTCATCATATAGCAACCGATAAACATGCTTCTGGTACCTTTTTCTTGGATGAAAAGATGTCAAATAGTCATACTGAGATAGAAAGAGAAGTTGTGAATTTAATCGCTCAAATTATAAATGTAAATTCTCAATTTTTCTATACAACACATAATTATGACGTCTTAGATATGGGATTCCCATTACATTCTTTTGTTTTTATAAAGAAAAACAATGAAGGATCTGAATTTGTCTGGGCTGACACTGTATGTAATAAAAATGATAGGAGCCTCATCCCATATGTAAAGGCAAATTATTTTGGCACTCTCCCCTGCACTCAAATGATTGATAGAATTCTTAATGAGTAAATTACATGACTACTAAGAAAAAACCCATAACTTCATTAATATATCTTGAAGGCGATACAGAGGCACGCTTACTGAAAGAACTTAATATAGTGGCAACGCAAATTAAAATAATAAATTTTGCCCAAAGAGATATATCTAGAAATTTAGCTACATTCAAGAGTAATACTTATTTTTTTATCATATTAGATATGGATATACTAGCAATTAGTAAGTGTCATGATACGCAAGAGGTAAAAGCATCAACAGACAGGATAATTAAAAATATAGATAAAATTATTAAAAGTAAAAAGGTTAAACAAATATATTTTATTCCACAGTATTATGATCTGGAGGATGAGATATCAAGATCATGTGGAATGTCAGTTAATACCTTATTACAAAAAACTATAGGGAAAAAGAAAAACAAAGATCATTTCAAAGAGTCATTCCTAAAATCTACAACCCCATTAAAACTCCTATCTAAAGCTGGATTTGATGAATCAAAGTTATGGTTACCTAATGAAAATCTAGACGATTATTCACTCCACATAGATATCTTATCTAAATTTATCTTATCCAAAAAAGTGATATGTATATCATTCAGCCAGTTAAAGGATATATTAGAAAGATAAAAAACTCTAAATCTAACTTTATAATAAATTCAATACCTTTTACCACCTTCGGGTGGTTTTTTTATTGCCTAAAAAAATACAAAAACTATTAATAAAAACAATAACAATCAAAAATAATAGCGGTATTAATTACAATCGTTATTGACTATATAAATACTTTTGCTATTATTCATCTCACGCACACAATTAAATGCTGGAGATACTAATGAAGTTCATATCGTTTGATAACTTAGCTGATGCCAAAACCTGGTTTGCAATGAACCAATTTAGCCTAAAGAGCTTTGCTTGGTCATTTGGTAAATATGCAATCACCATTTCATTCATGGAGAAGTAACGACCATGGTCAATCAAATTCTATCCATTAACAACGGAGTTGCGGCGATTCATAACTGTGATGACGGCACATCAGAACTCGCGATTTATAAAGATGGCCATACAACTCTTTATGCACTTAATCCAAGCGACACATTCCAACAAATCAGAGATAAAGCTCTTGAATGCTTAGGCGTTCAACATCGCCAATGAGGAAATTATGAGAAATAATACAAATATTACCCATGTGGTTATTGATATCGAAACACTTGGCACTGTAACCAGCATGTTAAAAAAAGGGACTTGCCCTATCCTTCAAGCCGCTTATACGCTTGTACAATACCACCCTAAAGATCAACAATGGCGGTTATCCGGCGGTGCAGGATTCACTTTTAGTTTAGGTGTACAAAACGAGTTAGACGCCTGCCCAGAAACAGTCCGCTGGCATATTGAACACAACAAAGATAATTATATCTCACAACTAAGAGCCTCACTTGAAGCGCCGCTTGATTCAGCAGATTACTTTAAACAAGCACTGGAAGCAATCATTCGTGATGGACAAGAGGTTCACTATTGGTCACGTGGAAAAGATTTTGATTTCACGATTCTAGCCAGTTACGCAATGCAAAATAATATTTCGTATCCATTCATGCATGAATACGCATTCACTCGCACACATTGCATCCGCGATTTAGAAACTTTCTTTGGCATTGATCGTCAACAATTTAAAAATGGTAATCCGCACTGTGCTATGCATGATACAGAACATGAGGCCCGTATTCTTTCTCATTGGTTAAATGGTGGCAAATAATGGCACGTGGAATTAATAAAGTGATTTTATTGGGCCACTTAGGGCGTGATCCAGACGTTAAATACATGCCAAATGGCAATGCAGTGGCAACCATGACGATTGCAACATCTGAACACTGGAAAGATCGTAATTCAGGACAGCCTCAAGAACGCACAGAATGGCATCGCTTAGTCATCTTTGGGAAATTAGCTGACATTGCTGGTCAATATCTTCGTAAAGGCTCTTTGATCTATATTGAAGGTCAATTACAAACACGTAAATGGACAGACAGTACAGGTCAAGATCGTTATACAACAGAAATTGTTGTCAACACTTTGCAAATGTTGGATAGAAAAGGCGCCGCATTCGGTGAAAATGGTGATTATGAAACCAACCAAGATCTACCAAAAACACAAACACCCAAAGCCATAGCTGCAGAACAAAAAGCGCTCACCTCACACGATATGAATGCATTAATGAATGAGGACTTTGATGCACCAGATTCAGATATTCCACTGTAGATAATGAATTATATTAATCGATGGAGAGTAATCATATGATGAAGTTATGTAAAACATGTAACACCATGAAACATAGTAGTGAATTTTACAAAAACAAAGCAAAATTAGATGGCCTTCAATCACATTGCAAAGTATGCGATAACAAAAGGCGTTCCAAGTATCATCACAACAAAAAAGCAGCAAAAAATAATGATACAGCTCAGCCAAAAGTTAAGAAAGCGCCACAACGTATAAAGCTGAACCCTCCAAAAACCACAGAGAGAAAACGCCGCAGTAATGTTACGACTAAAAATTCCCCTTCAAAAATTGATGGCTTACTACTGGCACATACATTAAAGGTTAATCAAGAATGTAAAGCTAAAATTCGTCATCAACAACGTGGTGAACTCATTAAAATTAAATCTGTGATCAATGCCAAATTTGTCAATATTTCAACATCAACGATTGGCGAACAAATCTCGGTATCGGCAACCATGATGGTCAATAAAAAAGTACATAAATATGAATCTGCATATTTATCACCATCTGAAGCTGAAGCATTGATCAATCAAATGCATATTAGCCCTAAAGATGTAGCATCAGAATATATTCATTTTGTAAAACATGGTAGAAGATTCAATGACCAATCTTTTTCCACCGCATGTAACCAACCAAAGTAAATAGGTGTAGAAAAACATGATCGTTATTAATAGAACACAAGTCCGCCACATCTTATCCACAAATGGTACTTTAATACGCCCATCTACACTAGAACAGTATGAGGCAGATGGTATTATCCCTAAAGGCAAGAAAAGCGGAAACACTTACATTTATTCAGTAGAGGAGCTATCCAAAGCACTCAATACCAGCAAAGAATCAATTATTGAAAAAATTCACGCATACAATAATAGTAGAAGATAATAAAAGCCCCTTAATTGGGGCTTAAATTTAGGTAGTATAATTGGCCGCAAAAAAACAGTTATTAAATTCTTTATGATCACTAAGATTCAAATATCTCACCAACCTCATCTAGACACATTAAAAGTTTCTGATAATTTGGATTATTTATATTGCGCATGTGAACATCTATTTTATCTGCTATCTCTTGACAATTATTCATAAGCTTAAAAATACTGTCCAATGTCAAATCAACCTGCTTTCCATCTTTAGTGTAACCAGCTCTATGCACACAATCATGCCTTAACATAACAGCCTTAATAAGCCACTCAATATCTTCATCTTCAAAATTAAAAGACAACACACTTAAGAACATTGGTCGGATCTTATTTATATTATGGAAAATAATGCCATTTAAATATTCAACAACTATATGTTTTAGCTCATCATGCTTGCTATAAATTTCACTCAGCGTGAATTTTCTACTTTTAAATTCAGGATCTGTTTCAATTAGTTTTCTTATTAAAACATCAGAATTTATTACATTATGAATAAAAACAGAAGATAGAAAATGCTCAAATGCAGAAACTATGTGAGCATGGAACATAACCAAAAAACTGTATTGAAGATCATCAGATATTGGTGATTTTGCAAGCTCGGATACAGCATGCATTTGTTTATTAAACATTTCAAGTTGATCAGAATGAGTAATTTGCCATTCTAACTCCTCATCGATCCATTCTGGTGCATCCCTGTATTCATAGATCTCCCATGGATCCAAAGTTACATAACTCCCTTCTTCTAGCCTTTTAATCTTTCTTAAAATTTTTGGATCATTTTCACCATAAAAATTGACAAAGTGGTTATAAAGCATTCCATCTTTACTTCTGTGCTCATCAATATCATAAGTTAGACTATCGAGATCTCTCTGAGATATACCTAATATTTTCGCAAGATTATTACTACTCGTCTTCAT